CATACGAGATACTTTAATTCATGCGCTAGTCAATATTGATTGGAAAGACGCATTTAAGGGTATTTCAGAATTTATCGGAGAACTTGATATTGACACTTTTACTATTCTTATTGGCGCGTTTACATGGAAACACGGACTCAAAGAGATAACCAAAACTCTTATTACATCTGAATGGAAAAAGTATGCAACAGCTAAAGGCTTGTCAAAAACAGAACTTGCACTAAGGGGAGTTGAGGTACTGGTTATCGTGTCGGGCATTAATTACGTGCTGGCGCATATGAAAGGGTGGATTGATAAACTCAAAGAGTGGTTCAAGAGCCCGGAATCCGGAATGGGAATAAGCAACGAAGCCACAGGCTTTGACGGAAAAAAGATTAAACTTGTCACTCCTCTCGAGTGGAGAATCAAGGAAATAAAGTGGAAAATCAAAGACGCTGAAAAAAGCGTAGATGATTTTTTCAAAGACTTGGGAAATTATTTCAAAAAAGGCTGGAAAACATTTAAAAAGAATATGTCTTTAAATGTCGATGATTTACAAAACGTATTAGGGCCACGGCTTTACAACGGCTTTGTTGGGATTATTAATGACATTATAGGATTGCTTAACAAGATACCCGGTGTTGAAATACCAAAATTTAAAAAGAAAACAGTCAAAGGAGTCGACGATACCGCAAAAGAAGTAGGAAAGAGTGCGAGCAAAATTGATGATAGCTACAAAAACTTAAGTGCCGGTGTAAGTGGGTATTTAGGAAATATCAACACTTCACTTGATGGTACTAAAAGTAAGATGGACAGCATGGAAAGAAAAGCGAGTACAACTAGCTCTAATTCTAAAACATCTTTTTCAAACTTAAATGCCGGAGTGAGTGGCTATTTAAGCGGAGTCAACACTTCAATTGACGGAACCAAGGGTAAGATGGACAGCATGAGTAGCAAGGCAAGTGGAGCAACACTTAGCACAAGTGGTTCTTTCTCAGCGTTATCATCAAATCTCTACAATTCATTAAGTGGAGTTAACGGCTCATTGGGTAACACTAAATTCAACATGGGATTATTTCAAGACGCTGCAGAAAATATGAGGAGAGGAACATCAAACTCGTTCTCAACAATGGCAAGTAATGCAAGCACTTATCTCGGCTGGACGGGTGGTAGTTTTAATGGACTTAAAGGAAAAGTCGATAACACGAACGGAAGTTTAGGCACGTTTAAGTGGTACGCAAATCAAAGTTACAGCGTTGGAATAAGTAGCTGGGGATTTAGCAGTGTTAAAAGCTCAATAGATGGCATTGTACGCTCATTGGATGATTTGTTTAAGTACAACAATAAAAGATTCAATATTACCACAGGCACAAAATACATGGGGTATCAGTCACTACTCGACAGGGCACCACATTTTGCTAGTGGTGGTTTCCCGGAAGAGGGCCCGTTCTACATGAACCGAGGGGAAATAGTCGGTAAATTCTCAAATGGTAAAACAGCCGTAGCGAATAACCAACAAATCACAGAGGGAATTAAACAGGCTGTCATGGAGGGCATGGCGCAAGTAATGATGAACTCTAATGCCGGTGGAAATTCTGCACCTATCATTGAAAACGTGTTTAAGTGCGACAGCGAAACCCTCTATCGCATGACACAGGTAGGCAAAGCAAAACACGGACAACGATATATTGTAGCAAATGAATTTGGTTAAGACACTCACCCTTGCGTGGGTGTCTTTTTACGAGGTAACAATATGGCAATGATGTTAGTAGACGGAGTGGAATTACCTACTCCGTCAACTTTTGAATGGGGCATGATTGATGTGTCTGCAAGCGACAGTGGACGTACACAGGACGCTCAAATGCACAAGAATAGAATAGCACAGAAACGACAGCTTAAATTGTCATGGAGTGGTACAGACACGGCTAGGACAGCAAAGATACTTCAAATGGTAAACCCCGAATATATCAGAGTGACATATCCTGACGCTATGAGTGGCACTGATGAAACACGCACATTCTATGTGGGTGACAGAAGCGCGCCTATCAAGATATGGACTATTAACAATAAGAGGTATGAGACATTGAGTTTCGACCTCATAGAAGTATAAGGCGGTGATTTAATGCTTAACGTATCGGCTAAATGGCAAAGGGCAGTAATGCTCGATAATGATATAAACGTAAATTGCTTTGCTGACATAGTTACGGCAAGCGGTGAAAAAATTCCTGTTAGTGATAGTGAGTTGTGGGCGAATGGCTTCGAGGTTAATGACTCAACATCAAGCAATGGTACTTTCACAATCGGGGCTTTGATTGCCGGAAAACTGAAAATTAAGCTGAATAACATTTACGAAGATTACAGTAAATATGATTTTGATAAGGCAAGCGTAACAGCATATGTTTCAAAAAGCTTTTCTGATGGCACAACTGAAAAACTAAAAATCGGTGAATATAGAGTCAGCGAGACAAGCTATGACGGCTCACTTATAACGCTTACTTGCCTTGACAATATTAATAATTTTAATCGCGAGTACGATAGCAATTTAAGCTACCCTACGACAGCGTATGAGGTAGCCAGAGACGCTTGTATTAAGTGTGATGTACCTTTTACTATGGCAAGATTTGATAACTCTGATTACGTGATTAACGAGATACCAAGTGATAATCAAAAACTCACATATGGACAGGTGATAGCTTACATCTTACAGTTAAGCGGATTATGGGGCAAGTGCGGTCACGATGGTGAATTGCTTATCGGTTGGTATGATATGAGCCAATTTGACAGCCAAGGTTACGATGGCGGAACTTTTAGCACAAAAACTACACCATACTCTGACGGAGATACACTGAATGGCGGAAATTTCACCGACTATTCAAGTGGAGATAGCGTTGATGGTGGAACATTTACAGAAGCAAGAAGTTACCACAATATTTACACGCAAAAAGACTTGAATGTTGCGACCGATGATGTTGTTATCACCGGGGTAAAGGTAACTGTAACCTCAAAAGAGGACAAGGCAAAAGATGTTAATGCACTTGCCGGAAAAGAGGGATATGTAGTTTCAATCTCTGATAATCCGTTTATTTCGGCAGACAAGGCACAGACAGTTGCAAATTATATCTTTAAAAAAATCGGTGGCATGAGGTTCAGACCTCTTGATGCTACACTTTTGTCAAACCCACTGATTGAGAGCGGAGATGTGGCGCTTGTGACAGACCGCAAGCAGAATACCTATAGCTGTTTTATTTCCAACCGAACGTTTACAGTTGGAAGTGGCACAAAAATTTCGTGTGACGCTGAAAATGCTTCAAGAAATAGTGCTGATAAATTTAGTAATGAGACAAAGGTTATCGTGCAAGCCAGGAAAGTTGCACAGGCACAATTAAGCGTATATGACAAGCAAATGCAATTGCTGACACAGTTAATGTCTCAATCACTTGGGCTTTTTAAGACTGAACAGGTGCAAGAGGATGGCTCAATTATTTACATTATGCACAATAAAGCTGACCTTAATTCAAGCAATATACAGTGGAAAATGACAGCTAATGGCATGGCTGTATCAAGCGATTATGGTAAAACGTGGAATGCCGGAGTTGATAAAGACGGAAACGCTATTTTCAATATTATGTCGGCCATCGGCATTAATTTTGATTGGGCGCATGGCGGTACACTCACTTTAGGCGGTGAGAATAACGTAAACGGCAAGCAGTATGTCAAAGACGCAAACGGAAAAATTCTGATTACACTTGACAACAAGGGCATTACGCTTGCTGACGGAGTTAATATATCATGGAATAATATCTCCAATCACCCAAGCATACCAAGCAAAACAAGCGATTTAACAAACGACAGTAACTACGCTACAACGGCACAGATACCAACTAAGAATAGTCAATTACAAAATGACAGTAACTACGCAAATACAAGTCAAATTCCTACAAAGAATAGTCAGTTGCAAAATGATAGCAGTTACACCACTATGAGCGCGGTTGAGAAAAAGAACTACACCACTATGAGCGCGGTTGAAGATAAAGGGTATCAGAATGCTGACCAAGTTGGAGAAATAGCAAACAACGCAGTAAAAAGTACGAAAGATGAACTTGACGCTCTTAAAAAGAATATCGGCTATACACAAATAGGAAGTGATTATGTTGTATCGCCTAAGATAGTCGGTGCATATGGCGAATTTACAAAAGCATTTAATGTAGATGTCGTCAATCCGTCTACAGGGCTTAATCAAAGTTTTTGGGCGCAAGACGCGGAAACAGGAACAAAAATAAGTGGAAATTATAGTGGAAATAATGTTGACAATAATCTTACGGTAACCCCGGAGGGAGCAAACCTTTTTTCAAGCGTCGGTGGGCATTCAAGCGGAGTGGGCTGTGGTGGTGGCTTTGCAAGCATAAACGGTGAAACGGTTAATATAAGCGGAACTAATGTTGATATTACTGCAAACAATTTGACTCTTAATGGAGTTGAAACAGTTTTTGGCTCAAAAACATTTACCAATGAAAACGGCTGGTACTGGAGACAGTGGACAGATGGATATATAGAAATGTGGGGAAGTTTTCCCGCGACTGTCTCGTTTGGCTCTAAATATGGTAGTCTGTATTATATTTATGGAAGCGTATATATGCCAGACGGAATAAAAAGTATCTTACATACTACAGGTACTGTGTTTTGTAGCACCGGCGGGTTGTATTCTATTTTTTTTACAAGATGGAGCAGTAATGAGTTGCGGTTTTGTATAAACTCGGCTGCTGCAGAAACAAACAAACAATTGTATTTACAACTTCACGTTTTAGGCAAATGGAGATAATTAACGAAAGCGAGGTGTAGCTTATGGCAATTCAAATGAGACGAGGGGCATACGCGGAGTTTGACCCCTTAAAAATGAAAGCTGGAGAATGGGCGGTATCGACCGACTCCGACACGAAAAAACAGCAGATATGGATGTGTTTCGCACCCGGAATAGTTAAGCGGATGGGAACTGTTGAGGATTTTGACACTGAAATTCAAAGACTTATTCAGAGCTATCTTGACGGTATGGCTCAATCCGTATCACAGGCTCAAAAATCAGCGCAGACTGCGACAGAAAAAGCTACCTCAGCAAGCAATTCTGCTTCACAGGCTCAAAAATCAGCGCAAACTGCTTCGCAAAAAGCAAACGAGGTCGCCCAAACTTCGGGAAAGATTGATACGGCGGTAAGTCAAGCAAACGCAGCTACAAAGGCTGCAAATGAAGCTGCGCAAAGAGCGGAACAACAAGCCGGGCTTGTCGAGCAGAAAGCAAACGGAAGAGGCATTACTTTTTCTGTGACAAGTGCTGGATTACTCAATGTAAGTAAGGAGGACTAATATGAGCGGAATAGACATTATATCAGACACAACAGGGCAAGCGATTGTTGAGAGTATTAAAGCCCTTGGTACAAAATTAAGCGAGGGAAGAGTTATTTATGGTGTTCACATTAATGGCGCGGACAGCAACCCAAAAACAAGAGTAAGATATTTAGCAGACGCAGTAGGCATGACTCCAGCAACCATGAATTTCGCGAGCGGAACTTTTGATTATGGTTCATGGGCGAATGCCTTTTTTATGCCAAAGCCATGTATGCTTAAAACAAATGGTCAGGTTGACTATTACCTCAACGAAAACGATTTAACTAAAAAAATAGACGGCAGTGCTTCAGATATAGCAAACATTGATTACGATGGAAATGCAATGATGGAATGGGGCAATGGTACAGACATTATATGGTGGAAGATTGAGCCTGATAAGGGCAATCCAAACAGTGCAAGCCTTTATGTTGCTAACTATCAAGCTGATAAAGAATTTAAAAATTTGAATTTCATCGACATTAACGGCAATGAAAAATCTCATTTTTATACACCAATTTATAATGGCTCACTTGACGGCAACAATAAGCTACGCTCAATAAGTGGTCAAACAGTTATTAAATCGAAATCTGCTAGTCAAGAAATGACATATGCAAGAGCTAATGGTACAGGCTATGAAATCGAGCAGTACGTTGACAGACTCTTGATTAATATCTTACTTATCATCATGGGAAAATCTACCGACACACAAGATGTATTCGGTCGAGGCATGAGCGAAAATGCCAGTGATGAAAACTTGTTACTTAAGACCGGCACAATGAATGGCAAAGGCTTATTTTGGGGCGAAAATGCTGGAAAAGCCGGAGTTAAAATATTTGGAATGGAGAATTATTACGGCAATCAGTGGCGAAGAACAGTTGGACTTATCCTTGCTAATGGCATAGTGAAAATCAAGCTGTCTCCATCAACAAAGGATGGAAGCAAAGCAACTAACTATAACACTGATGGAACAGGATATATCGAGATACCTAATTCAACTCCTAGTGGTACAAGTGGCGGATATATCAAAGATATGTTATACACGGCATTAGGCATGTTTCCAACATCAATTACAGGCTCATCATCGACCTATTATCCTGATGGCTGTTGGTTTAATATTGCAATTATAGCCTTTGCTCTTTTCGGTGGCCGCCTGCACGTCGGCCGTCCTTGTGGTGCGTTCTCCGTGCTCTTGAACACCGTGGCTGGTGATGCGGGGTGGAACTTCGGGGCTTCTCTTTCCTACAAATAACTTGCAACAGGGAAGAGGGAATTTCTGCCTAAGCAGAAAGGGAGAAACCGCGTTTCTCCTAAGAAAATTTGTAACTATAAACGTGTGTGGTTAATTTTATATAAGGGATTTAGTTTGCGCCTTTGCTCTTTTCGGTGGCCACCTGCACGACGGCCGTCATTGTGGTGCGTTCTACGTGAACTTGAACAACGAGGCTGGTAATGCGGGGTGGAACATCGGGGCTTCTGTACCTATCATTCATGGGATAAAATGAATGCAGACTAAATTCCGTACCCCTTGGTAAAAATCAACTCGATGCAAGCTACTGCTAGTAGTAGGATATGGTCGAACGTGGTAGAGAGGATAGGAAGAGAATACGTATGAGAACATACAGAAATCTATATGCTGAATTTATTTCAGACGATAATATAAAACTTGCAATTCAAAACTTCTCTAAGGGTAAAAAGAGAAGAAATAAGGTTAGAAAAATTTTAGCAGACCTTGATACATACATACCCAAAATTAGAGAATATGCGATTAACTTCACACCTTTTGAACATAAGCCCAAAGAAATATATGACGGAATATCACGAAAGAAACGCAAGATAGTAATACCGACAGTTATGGAATCAATAGTACATCACATGATAGTAAACGTGCTTAAGCCCATGTTTAACAAGGGAATGTATGAGCATAGTTACGGCTCGGTTCCTAAGCGTGGCGGTGCGTATGGCAAGAAGTGCATATGCAAGTGGATAAAACAGGGCGGTAAAAATATTAAGTATTGCTATAAACTTGATGTGAAGCAATTTTACGCCAGTATTCCACAGGATAAATTAATTGAAAAGCTTAAATCTAAAATCAAAGATTTTAGATTTATACGGATTGTTGAAAATGTTATACATTGCGTGCCGAATGGCTTGCCACTTGGTTTTTATACCTCTGTATGGTTCGCTAACTGGTATTTGAGTGAGCTTGACCATGAAATCAAATCACTCGGCATTGAGCTGAAATATGCACGTTATGTTGACGATATGGCTATATTTTGTGCGAGCAAAAAGAAATTGCGCAACGTAAAAGCTGTGATTGATAATAGTCTTGCAGAACTAGGCTTGACAGTCAAGGGAAATTGGCAGATATTTCGCTTTCACTATTTATCCCAAAATCCATATGTCAGCAAGAATGGAAAGACAGCAACATATGGCAGACCGCTTGATTTTATGGGGTATAAATTCTATAGGAATAGAACTACCTTAAGAAAAACAATCCTTAAGAAAATAAGAGCTAAGGCAGTTAGAATATGGCGAAAAACAAAGGTTACAATATTTGACTCAAAACAAATGGTTTCTGCACTTGCGTGGATTAAAAATTGCGATATGTACGATTATTACAGGGAGCATATTAAACCATTTATAGATTTTGGAAAATTAAAGCACAAAATTTCAACAGTAGACAGAAAGGCAAGGTGCATTGAATATGACAGAATACAAGCTCGTAGAAAGTATGCAATCGGACAAACCGCTTGACATTGACACAACATCTTCTCCGAATATCGTTTATCAGCGAAAAAACATTAAATCGGTTGAAGCAACAGGGAGTGAGGACGATTTTACTTACAAGCCTAAGCACTGGGAGTACGAGGAGCGCGAGCTGACACAGGACGAATACTCACAGTATCTTATTGCTATGGAACAGGTAAAAGAGATTAACGAGCACTCTGATGAGGAAGCAATAGACAACTATACAAGGCAGTTAATGGATGAGGGGGTGCTTTAATATGAGAATATTAGTTGAAAGCCTTAAAAGGCTATATGAGAGTGACAGAGTAACCAAGGAAGAATTGCTCGACAGAGTGGCAGGCGGTAAAATATCGCAAGAGGAATATGAGTACATTACTTCACAATTAGAATAAAAAGGAGAGGGAAACCTCTCCATAGTTCAATGAAAAATAAAATCAAGCCACATCAGCGCAGAAGCAACAATGCCAAAGATAGAACCGCCATGATTGCGCGGAATTTCATTCTTAGATGCTAAATCAATTATTCCGAGAATAATTGAAGTAATAGAGCAACACACAAAAATTAAGCCAAACATAGCAATAAAAAGGTCATTGTCCACCGGAAAGAGTCCTATTTTTGTTGCAATAAACATTATAAGCGGAACGGCTATGAGAATGCCACTTGTGAAGCTTGCCGTTGAATTTTGCTTAACGAATGGCTCATCTTTTTGGCACAGCTCTACATAATATTTGGCTGTTTCGAATGAAACCAAAGTCTTTTGCGATATTTCATTACAAGCCATGCCTAAGTTACCATTATAATGCTTGATTATATCATTAACATTGATTTTTTGACCATTGATGACGTAGGAATTGCATTTATTTGTTTTTGCCATATTAACATCTCCTTTTGTAGTTCTTTTTTACTATTCTATTCTTTACAGTCCATGTTGTCAATATTCGACAAAATAAAACACTTTAAAGTGCTACAGTAATGATGTTCTCAAATAAGAGAACTCTTCAAGTTTCGGTAGGGTGGTAGGCTAATTGGCGGTCTATCGCCCTATTTTGTATCGGCGCCTACAAGCATATGTTCTATAATTGGTTTTAGAAAGTGGGGTTTTAAAAATGGATTACAAGAAAGAAATAATACAGATGATTGAAAAAATAGAAGATGCAGGCACTTTGGGGTACCTGCATACATTCATAAAACTTTTTTTGGAAAAGTGGGGCTAGTCCTCACTTTTTTCTTTTCGAGATAACATAACGTCAATCATGCTTAAAATCGTTTCCTTATCTCTATTGTCTAGTAAAGAAAACTTTTCTAACAATTTAAAATCCTCTTTTGCCATATCGGGAGCTGGCTCTTTTTTCTTAGAAACATCAAATCCCATTAACCACATAGGCTCGACTCTTAAAATCTTACCCATTTTACCACTGCTTATATTAGATGGTGCATGAGAGCCACTAAGATATTGACTAATAGAAGCTTTGCTCACACCGGACCTGTCAGCCAGTTCTTGAGGCTTCATATCCAAATCAGATAACGCTTCTTTTAATCTTAAAGCAGTAATTTCGTTTTTCACTTCATTTCACTCCTTTCCTATTTGATAAATCAATCATAACACAAAGATGTTAAACTTTCAACAAAAAAGTTAAACTTTATCAAACTTTTGTGTTGACATTCAAGTTAAACAGTGTTAAACTAAGTGTGTGTTAAAGAAAGGAGGTAAAGCAAATGCCATATAGATATGACAAACTAAGAGGACGAATAATTGAAAAGTGTGGCAGTCAAGCCAAGTTTGCCGATAAAATAGGCTTATCACAGAATAGTGTATCAAGGAAGTTGAATTGCGATGTGGGTTTTTCACAGACTGATATGCTTAACTGGGGAGCTGTATTGGATATTCCACAGGCAGAGTATGGCACTTATTTTTTTAACTGAAAAGTTAAATGGAGTTAAACTTAGGAAAGGAGATGAAGAGGTGGATACAAACGACATTCATAAAACTTGTGAAGAGATAATGGGAAATTGCAAAAAGGCAAACACCATGTCAAACATAGCGATTGTCTGTGGAATTCTTTCAATATTAATCAATGTCCTAACTGGGATAGATAAGATAGAAAGCTTTGCACAGTCTTTATTATCTTATCTGCATTAATAAAAACAGAAAGAATTAAAGATAATACTGAAACTATCGTAGATATGTTTGCCCGTACCGCAGAAGTGGCAGATGCTTTACTAGCTTTTTGAGATTCTTTAATAGCTAGTTCAGCTTGCGTTTTAGAACTTTCAGCAATCTCTTTTGCGGAATCGGCTTGAGATTTAGCAGATTGAGCCATATCGTGAAGTTCCTTGCTTGTCTTTTCAAGATAAGCAGACTGACTTTCTAAAAGCTCGTATGGAGATTTGTCTTTTTCATATGTAGGTGATTCAATTTTAGGAATTTTGTGTTGCGGAAATAATTTATCCATATTTGGGTAATTTGGTTTGTATTGCATAGTGACCTCCAATATTTTTTATACCATATACATTTTGAAGTCTTTCAACGCATTGGTACTACACAATGCTTCTTTAAATGTTCCGTCACTTATGCAGTTTAAGTTCAGCAGTTTAATCGCCATTAGCTGACGGATTGAGAGGAGTATCTAGCGTAGCACGGCATATTATCGGACATGCCAACCATGATTTTTTATCGAGCTTTACTGCCCAAAATGCGCTACACCGATTGCTACATTTTAAATGCGACCTCGCAAATATGGAACAGGCAAAATCAAAATTGCTTTCAAGGCCTTTGCCTCCTAGCGTATTTTGCCTAATATGGCACTTTTTATAGTAACGGATTTCCTAACTATTGTCAAGAAAGGAGATGGGAAATTGAATAAGAAAAAACGACAGGCAAGCTTTAAAAAACTTGATACGCTCATAAAAGCTAGAAACGTTTCGTTTTACAAACTTTCAGAAGAGCTTGGAATGGCACGAAGTACTTTTTCAGATTGGAAATCGGGAAAATCAATGCCAAAAACAGACAAGCTAATTAAGATTGCTAATTATTTTGGTGTAGAAGTTTCTTATTTTATCGAGTAGAAAGGAGAAAACATGAACGATTTACAGATTTTCAACAATGAAGAGTTCGGAGAAGTCCGAATGACAGAAATTGACGGAAAGCCATATTTCGTAGCAACGGATGTGGCAACCGCACTTGGGTATGCGACACCGAGGGATGCAGTTTCTAGGCATTGCAAGGGAGTCGTGAAACGCGACACCCCTACATCTAGTGGAGTGCAATCCATGTCATACATAAATGAGGGAGATTTATACCGACTTATTATGAAATCAAAATTGCCTAGCGCAGAGAAATTTGAGCGGTGGGTAATGGATGAGGTACTTCCGTCAATCAGAAAAACAGGCAGTTATGGTATGCCAAAGACAACAGGCGGTCAGATACAGCTTTTGGCACAGGGCTATACAGAATTAGAGCAGAAAGTAAACGACATCAAAGATGATGTGAGCGAGCTTAAGGAAAATGTACCACTCTATAGTTGCGATATTGACGAGATACAACAGCATGTTAAGCGCAGAGTTGTAAATATTCTTGGTGGCAAGCAGAGCGAAGCATACAGGGATAACAGTATCAGGCATAAGACATTCTCTGATATATGGACACAGTTAAAACGTGAGTATGGTTGCGTATCTACTTACAAGAGTATCAAGAGAAAGTACATAGACGATGTGCATGAGTTTATTGATTGCTATGTCGTGCCTAAGTATCTTGATGAGCTTATTCAAGACGCAAACGCTCAACAGAGTTTTGCATAGTGAGGTGATTGTATGAGAAAAAGAACTTTAAAGCAGAAATTCTATACAGGCTGTGGCTATTCGATTTTCGGAGCATTAGCTTTTGTATTTTTCCTTGGATTATCGGTGGCATACGGAATTAAGACAGCGAGTATTATCGTTGGAGCAATCGTAACAGTATTTTGGCTGATATTGATTGCGACATGTCTCATAGAGGAGGGCAAACCGCATGAGAAGAAAAAGAATATTGATGTTATCGACTTTAATAATTGGAACTATGACCTTAAAGCCAATAGTAGTGAAAGCAGATAGCAAAATTGAACTGACAGCCGGTGTTACTTCCTATTTAAATGATGTAATGCTAGGGAAGATTGAGCCGACAGTAGTTCAGAATGAGCCGGTTGTAGTTGAGCAGACCTATGAAGAGCCAACAGTTCCGACTTGCCGTAAGAAATATAGTTGTAGTCGGTTTAAGAAGCTAGGGCGAGTGCGATATGGCGATTACACTTATACGTGGTACTCACAGAGGGTGTTACCTGGAGGCGGTCTAAATATTCCGGGCAGACATTTAAATGAGCATGGGCTTGTTGTAGATGAAAACGAATACGTTGTGATTGCAAGTGATGATTTACCACACGGAACTGTAGTTGATACTCCTGTTGGCATACAAGGGATTGTATATGACGAAGGGAGCGGAAATGGAAATCTTGACATCTACTGCGATTGGTAGCCAATTAAAACGTCAGAGTGCTAACGATTACCTACAAGAACTATATCGAGCTAAACGGCACAAAGACAAATCATTTGACTTTCAAGCGCTATTAGATAAAGAAATGGAGAAGCTAAATGAGCAGTGTAAGACGAATTAGGCTAGGCGATACGAGATACAGATTGAAGCCATTAACAAGAGAGCAGAAGTTATTGCTCAACAAGGCTCATTACGTGGCGAGCGAGTGGCTTTTTGTATCAGAGTCGGACTCATACCTAAGAGTAGTGAAGAAATCAAGCCTACACGGAAATTTGATTCTAAAAACCATAAACAAATAGAAAGAGAGGAAACGCAATGAAGATTACACACATTTTTGCACAGAATTTTTGTAAATTCTATGGTGCAAACACATTAGACACAGATTTTTCAATGAAAACTGTATTGTCCGGTCAGAATGAAGTCGGCAAATCGACAGTTAAGAGAATTATTCTTGATGTGCTGAACTGTCACGATGAGAATGACAGAGAGATTACAGGCATAAGACCGCATGATGAAAATGGAGTCGAGATTGACGATGTTGACATTGTAAGAGCTGTTACCTTTGAGATTGACGGAAAAGCAAAGACTCTGAAAAAGGTTACAAGGCAGAAACGCAACAAAAAGGGCGAGATTACAGGCAGTGTTACTGATTATTCAATCAACGATGTGCCTTACAAAATGGCTGACTACAATCAGTACATCAATGACAACATGGCAGAGCTTGGAGTATTACCATTTTGCTTAAATGCCATGACATTGCTCAACAAGCCACAGGCAGAGCAGAGATTAGCGCTTGCAAGCTATTTCGGCACACGCACTGATGAAGAAATCTGCGATATGTTTCCGCAGTTTGCTGAACTTAAACCGATGTTTGACGATGGCGATGCAGACCAGCTCAAAAAAGTGTGCCGTGGCAAACTAAACGGCGTAGGTGGTAGAAATGGCTCAAAAGGACTCGTCAAGGAAAGAGACGAAATCTCAACAAGGATTGATACAATTCATTCCACCAATGAGTATACAGACCTTGCAGAACTTGAATTGCAAAAGAAAACCTATGAGCCACAGCTTAAGGAGATTGAAGATAAGCTGTCCGATTACAACAAGATTTTAGAAGATAAGCAGAAAGCTACAGAGGATATTATGAACCTTAAATTTGAGCTTTCAGACATGGAAAGAAAAGCCAATGCTGAAAATCAGAAAAAGCGCATGGAGCTACAGTTACAGCTTGATGACTTCAATGCTTCAATTCGCAAAGGAGAATCAATGATAAGAGCTAAAAAAGCTAACATTGAAAACTCCGAAGGAGAGATTAGATTTTGCGCAGAGAACCTAGAAAAGGTACGTGCCGATTGGAGAAAAACAAAAGAGCTTGCCTTTGATGAAAGTAGTGTTAATTGCCCGATGTGCGGTCAGAAGTTGCCGGAAGATAAGATAGAGAGCATGAGAGCCGAATTTGACGAGCAAAAAGCAAAGAACCTTAAAGAGCTTGAAGATAAAGGAAATGCGCTATCAAATGACAACAAGGAGCTTAAACAGGCTATCGAGGATAGGAAGAAAGAAATAGCTGACCTTGAAGCAGAACTTAAGGAGCTGACGATAAGACGTGATGGTGTTGCTAACGAGTTTGAACGTGATAGCATCGCTAAAGAGCTTGGAATGGTACCTACTGATGTTGATATGACAGGCAACAGTGAGTATCAGGCACTTAAAGCTAAAATCGAGGAAAAAGAGAAAGCTCTTGCCGATGAAAACGATACATCGGAACTTATCAGAAAGCTCAAAAACGAGCGAAACGAACTGTTAAGGCAAGTTTCATCAGTTGATACAAAGATTGAGCTTGGTGTGGCGAATAACAAGCGTATAGATGATAGCATAGCTGACCTTGAAAATAAGAGAACAGACCTCAATCAGGAGATTGCCGATTGGGAGAGAAAGCTTGACTTGCTGAAAGAGTTTACACGTAAGAAAAACGAACTCTTACAGACTGACGTTAATAAGTATCTGAATTTTGCCACAGCAAAGCTTTTTAGACCGCTCTTAAATGGTGATACCGAGGAGTGCTGCGACTTTGTTTACAATGGTGAAGCATACGCAAGAAATCTTAACCATGGTGCAAGAATGTTAGTTGAGGTTGACGTGTGCCGAGCTTTTCAGAAAGTGGCAAGTGTTAATTTCCCGATTATTATTGATGATACAGAGAGCGTTGACGATTGGAGAATCCCACAGATTGATAACCAATTAATTATGTTGAAGCACACGCAGGACAAAGAGCTTGTGATTGAAAATATGGAGGTATAGAGATGATTAAAGCAGAAGACGGAGAAGTTACATTTAGAGGCATAAGAAGCCATGTTATGGCAGAGGCGGTCACTATTTTACGTGCGCTTAAAGAGACTGTTTCAGAGGAAGAGTACAAAACGGTGATTAGACTTGCTGATAAAAGCGAGAAGCAGTTAAGTGGCGAAGCCGAGAGAATGAGAGAAGTGATTAAAAAGTTACTTGGATTATAGGAGGTATAGAAATGAGTATTAAGAAGAGAAATTATTACATGGGCGGGAAGAAACATACTGTGGAGCTTAAGTATGACGGATATATGTATACAGTTATATCTGACGGAGTTTTATTCAAGCAGACACCTAATGAACTGTTTGCGGTTCAGGTTTTCAATGAGATTTAGGAGGATTAATTATGGCAGAGAATACAGCAGTTGCGGAAAAGAAAACATTTAGCATGGCACTGACAGATAAGCTTGATAGCGTATCAGAAGCACTACCAAAGGATTTTAACAAGGCTAGGTTCGTGCAGAATGCATTAGCACTTATCAACGATAACCCGGCATTACAGAAATACAGTCAATCACAGCTTACAGCCGGACTTTTAAAAGGTGCTTATCTTGGCTTAGATTTCTACTCAAAGGAGTGTTACTTGGTGCCTTATGGAAATCAGCTTAACTATCAGACGGATTACAGAGGTGCTAAGAAATTGGCAAAGAAGTATTCTATCAGACCGATTAAGGACATTTACGCAAAGTTAGTTCGTGCTGGAGATAGCTTCGAGGAAAAGATTGTAAGTGGAGAACAGACTTTTGATTTTAAGCCATTGCCATTTAATGACGGAAAAATAATCGGTGCGTTTGCCGTTTGTTTATACGCTGATGGTGGTATGCAGTATGACACAATGAGCCTTGCAGACCTTGAAAACACAAGAAAGTCAAGTAAGGCAAGCAATAGCCCAGCTTGGAAGAATTTCACAGGTGAGATGTATAAGAAAACTGTACTTCACAGGCTTTGCAAACACATTGAGTTAGACTTTGAGAATCCGACACAGCAGAACACATTCTTAAGCGGAATGGAGATTGAAACCGACCCGCAGAAGTTAGCTGAAAATGATATTGAGCAGAACGCAAACACAGTAGATTTTGACGAGGACAACATAATTGATGTAGAGCCGACCGACACAGCCGACAAGCAGTCAGAGGAGCTACCGCCGTTCATGCAGAGTGAGGAGAGCTGATATGAGAGTAATTTCACAGAACGGAACAATAGATGTTCCTTATGAAAACTTTGTTTTTTCAATATTAAATAGTAGTGGTGGGAATTATGGAATTGTTGCAGTTAAAAATGTCGCAGAGCCACCGGAACTTTTTATGAACAGCCTTATAGCAACCTATTCCACCGAAGCAAAGGCAATTAAGGCTATGGAAATGCTTAGAAAACAGTATAAGAGATTGGAAACTTTGAAACTTTATACGAAGGGAAGTCACGAAGATATAAGGGAAATATTAACATTAGATGAACTTGGATGCACAATTTTAAAAACTAGAAAGCTAAGCGTTTTTCAATTCCCACAGGATGATGAAATCGAGGTGTGAATATGAAATTAAAATGCTTAGGCTCATCGTCAGCCGGTAATTGCTATCTGCTAACTTCCAACAGTGGAGAAACGCTTATCCTTGATTGTGGAATACCGATTAAGAAGATTAAAAAAGGCTTGAATTGGAACATTAAAGATGTTGTGGGTGTGTTATGCACCCATAAGCACCTTGACCATAGCAAGTCAGTAAAAGATTTTGAAGCTATGGGAATACCAGTATGCAAACCATACGAAGCCTTGCTTATGAACCAGTTTCTCGCAAATTCTTATTTTACTGTAAGAACATTTGACCTAACAACAATAGATGGGAGCTGGACACATACAAATGCAAATGGCGAACCTTGCCCGATATATGGCTTTCTGATTACTCACAAGGAAATGGGGAAAATGCTTTATATAACCGATTGTGAACTAATCAAGTGGAAGTTTAAAGACATAAACCACATTCTCTTAGGCGTGAATTATGACAAGGATTTAATCGACAGGGATAACACAGGCAAAGCTAATCACGTTTTCAGAGGTCATTTAAGTATTGACACGGCTTGTAATTTTGTTAAGGCAAATTATTCAGATGGCTTGCAGAACGTAATAATGTGCCATTTATCAAGTGAAAATTCTGATAGAGATAGTTTTATCGAGAAGATGAAAAAAGTCGCTTATGGGGCAAATGTAGATGTTGCGGAGCGCAACAGGGAATGGCTACTTGCTAATCCTAATGAGTGCCCTTTTTAGAAAGAATTGAGAGGTGGAGAAAATGAAGAAAGAAGTTGACGGAGTAGCGGTCGAGACGAAAAGTATTCTGACTGCGCTGAAAATCATTAAAACAGTGTGTGAGGATAACGACTGCCTAACTTGTCCTTTTGGGAAAATTGAAAATGAAAAGGGTTTATGTCTAGTTAAAGACACAATACCTAGTGTGTGGAATATAAATAAACCTAATGATGTGTGGAGGGCATTGGAATGAGCGAAATAAAAGAAGAAAGAGTAACCGATTTGTCTATTATAATGGAAATGATAGATAGTAAACCTTATTATAGCGTGCAGTACAGAAATGTTGGTGAGGATGGCTACAACATCGGGTACAGCTCGTACAATTTAAAAACTGTATTAGAGTTCATTGGTGAATATTTTGAGATAGTAGAAAGTGACAGACAAACCAATGCCGACAGAATAAGGAATATGTCGGATGAAGAGTTAGCAGAATGGATTCACAATATGTGCGATTTTGAAAAGGATGAAGAGCCCTATAAGTCGATTTATAATCTTGATACAGAGCAGGAAGAGGAAATCCATGACAGTTATGGAGATTTACTAAAATGGCTTCAATCAGAAGTGAAAGTAGAAGAAAGTGAGGAAAAATAATGAACATTGTAGCACTTTTAGGACGATTAACTAGGGACCCTGAGATTAGATATTCACAGGGCGAAAATGCAATGGCAATAGCAAGATTTACACTTGCCGTTGACAAGAATTTTAAGAAGAAAGACGATAAGGCAAATTTCATTAACTGCGTGGCTTTTGGCAAGATTGCTGAAACAGTAGAAAAGCACGTATTTAAAGGCTCAAAGATAGCGGTTATCGGTGAGTGGACTACAGGCAGTTACAAGAATAGAGACGGAAACACAGTCTACACTAACGATTGCAACATATCTAAGTTGGAATTTTGCGACAGTAAAAATTCAAGCAGCAGCGCAGAACCACAGCCAAAACCCGATGATGGCTTTATGTCAATCCCTGATGGTATTGATGAGGAATTACCATTTAACTAGGAGTCGGTTGATTATAGGGCAGTCAAATAACGGCTGTCCTAGAAAGGGAAAATAATGGATTATACAAATAAAATATTTGCAAATATTGCAAAGGATATGTCGGAGCAAAAAGATATTGCAGTTGTAAGAGCGTTTGTATTTCAGATTACAGAACTGCTACAGAAAAATGGCATTATGCCAATATGCACTGAAAGATACATGAATATCAATTCTGATAAATCAAGTTACAGTATTATCAAAAAAATCAATATCTCATTCGATGAGCTTGATTGTACCGAGCATGACCGAGAAGTTAGAAAACAGGCATACAGAGATTTTATCAAAGAATTTGAGAGCAGAGCTAATTCAAAAGATATATCTGAAAAACTCTTTGAAACTGAATGTATATTATTGGAGCGTGATAAGAATGAGATTAATTGACGCGGATGCACTAAAGAAAGATTTAGAATCGGTTACTTTAAGCAATGGAACTTTGCTCAATACAAATACAGTATTGCTATTACTGGATAAATATCCGACCGCCTATGATGTAGACAAGGTTGTGGAGCAGTTAGAGAAAGAAAAGAATCCGAACTACAGAGAGGATGGAAGTCTGATGGGGGAAAGAGAAGCGATTGAAATTGACAAGGCAATCGAGATAGTAAAGGCAGGTGGCAACACTTGAATTATCAGAACATAGCGAGAGCCAAGGCGATAGAACAGGAGAATAAAAAGCGACTATTGAAGCTCAATCCAAAGCTGAATGACAGGAGTGGGATTTACTTCCTACTCCGAGAAGATGAAAACGGATTTAAGTATGCGTATATCGGACAGGCGGTACATACACTTAGCAGATTGGCAAGCCACCTTGTAGGCTATGAGCAGCATATAGACCTTAGTTTACGCAAACATAAGCTATACGACAAAGAGAAAAATCCTTATGGTTGGCGAGTTGAATTTCTGAATTTCCCCGAAAGCCAACTTGACGAGAAAGAGAAGTATTACATCAAGTTATATGCTGATAAAGGTTATCAGCTTAGGAATGTCAGTATAGGTGGCCAAGGAGAAAATCGTGCTAGCGGTTCAATAGGCGAGAGAAAAGCACCTAAAGGCTATATGCAAGGCATACAGCAAGGCAAAAAGGTGTTAGCGAGGGAATTATCATCTATCGCGGAAAAGCACCTTATAATCCGCTTAAAGCCGGAAAAAGAGCACAACAAAGTATCGCAGAAACAGTATGAGAAATTTATGGGTTTGTTGAAAGAGGGTGAAAGTGATGAGCAGTAAGTTATACAAAATACCACATTTTAATTCTTACGATGATATAAGAGCTGAAATGCAAAACGATTTACAGTACAGGCTTGCGAATAGGGCAGATAAAACATCTCTTGGCAGACCTTTATATTATCGAATAAATGTACAGTTGATATTAACGCAGGAATGTCCTTATAACTGTCCGTTTTGCTTAGAGAGAAAGAACCCTATGCAAGGCGATAATAATTTTAAGGCACAGATTGAGTCGTTAAAAAAGATATTGTTGGAACACCCCAATGCAAGGCTCACAATTACAGGCGGAGAGCCGGGACTATATCCTAACCATGTTTCAGAACTTATTGATACATACAAAAAGCATAGTAACAATGTATTTTGTTCAATCAATACTACTGGATATTCAAAGGAACTTAACGGATTAGCACATATCAACTTATCATATAACGATTATGTGCATAAAAGCCATAGTGATTTTCCTAATTGCACAGTGCAAACAGTAGTTGAAAATCCAACGATTGAGTATATTAAAGATTTTATGAAAATGGAAGCTGATAATTTTTCGTTCAGATTTTTAAGTGGGCTTGAAAAGAAAGATTATCCTGTAAAAATATGGAATGATCTACAGAATGATGATGATATTGATATTCATACCTTTAGGATTGGTGATTTCTTTGTATATGCAACATTTGACTATATGGGAAAACATGCAAGATTGACATTAGGAGATATGTGTCAGCAGAGAAACAATGATTATAAAGATGGATACTCAAATATTATTATCCATCCCGATGGAACTATCGGAACTAATTGGAGATAAGAAAGTGGGCGATTCAGAATGAAGATTTTAAGCAAAAAGAAATGTGAAGAAATTCTGAAAAGAATTACTGCAAATGAAATTATTCAGGTAGAGTACGGACTACACGATATGGAAGCAGAAACAAAGGCAACGGAAAATAGAGCAGAGATAGCTTTTATTGTCGGTGGCATTAATGGAATGAACAAGGTGCAGAACACGTTGAGAAAAAGGTATAACAATATAAACCACGAGGGAAAAGATTAAAATACATCAACCGAAACTTGAGGAAATGGGAGATTAAAAATGGCAGAACGTAGAATGTTTGCTAAGAAAATAACTGAAAGTGACGCTTTTCTCGATATGCCGAGCAGTACTCAAATGCTTTATTTTCACCTATCTATGAATGCTGACGATGATGGATTTGTTAATAATCCTAAGAAAATACAGCGAATGTGTGGTGCTTCCGATGATGATTTTAAACTATTGCTTGCAAAATCGTTTGTGCTCTTATTTGAAAGCGGTGTAATTGTGATTAAGCATTGGAAAATGCACAATTACATACAGGCAGACAAATACAGACCTACTGATTATGTTGAAGAAAAATCAATGTTGGGATTAAAGAAAAATAAGGCATATACGCTTGATGTAAACAAAATGGATACAAAATGTATACAAGATGTATCCGTAGGTAAGGAAAGTATAGGTAAGGTAAGTATAGATAAGAATAGTATAGTTAAGGATAGTAAAGATAAGGATATAAAAGAAAAAGATATTGATAAATCAATATCTAAAAAGAAAACTGTCTACTATCCTGATGATGCAATGCTAGAGAGTGCTTTTCAGGAATATCTGACAATGCGGAAAAAGATTAAGAAGCCAATATGCACCGAAATGGCATTGCACCGAGCTATGAACACTATCGAGAAGTTATCAAATGGCGATAACGATTTGGCTATTAAAATCCTTAATCAGTCAGTAGACCATTGTTGGCAAGGGCTGTTTGCACTAAAGGATAACGAGCCACACTCGACTAACAAAGGCGCCATTGATTGGGATAATGTATGAGGTAGAGAAATGACAAGAGACGAGACAGTTAAAATCATTCGCATAATGTGTGATTGCTACCCCAATTACAAGCCGAGCAATTTATCAGAGACAGTAGATGTGTGGAATATGATGTTGGAAGAATATGACTACAGCCAAATATCTATGGCACTGAAAACTTACGTGCATTCTGATACAAGCGGATTTGCACCGAGCATCGGACAGCTAATTAACAAACTGCATGAGGTTCAATCCCCACAGGAGCTTAACGAAATGGAAGCGTGGTTCCTTGTTAGCAGGGCGCTGCGAAATGGCTACTATGGTGCAGTTGAAGAATTTAACAAGCTACCACCACTCGTACAAAAGGCTGTCGGAAGTCCTGATAATCTTAGAAACTGGGCACTGACGGACATAAACAGCATTGAAAACGTAGTGCAGTCAAACTTTATGAGAACCTACAGGACAGTTGTTAATCGAGCAAAGGAATATCAAAAAATGCCAAAGGATATACAGGCATTGATTGAAAGTACCAATAAAAGCTCGTATTCGGCTCAAATCAGCTCTAAAAATCAACAGACGATAAAATTATCGCTTGAAGATAATAAAAGCCAAAATAAGCCGATTAAAGGTATTCCAATGCCAAGAGAAATTAAGGAACGTATCGAGCAGATGAAAAGATAGGAGGTAAAGAGGTTTGTGCGCACAATTAAAGCTGGCTTTACTCCTAGCGAAAAATGATAAAAGACAAGTATTCAAGACAGAGATATGAAGAACGAAAAGCCAGTAACCTTTGCGTGCTTTGCGGAAAACCACTCGATAGAGAAGGTGTGGTTTGTACGGCATGTAACAGCAAACGCACAGCATATGGCCGAGAGCTTTATAAAAAATTACAGGCAGTTGGTGTTTGCCCTAGATGTGGCAAGAACTTGCTGTATGGTGATGAAAAAAGCTGTATTGAGTGTAGGGCAAAATCAGCCGAATCCATGTCAAAGATACGTGCTACTGATGTTGAAAAATACAATGAGCGACAAAAAGCATGGCGAAAAGCACGATACGAAAAAGACAAGGAAAATGGCATATGCACACGTTGTCGTAAAAGGAAAGCAGACCCGGGGCATACCACTTGCACATTTTGCCGGGAAGCAATGAGAAGAGCACGAGTTAAAATGCCTGAAAGAACCGGCAGATATGAACAAGGATTATGCTTCTTCTGTGATAATCCGGTAAAACCCGGATATAAGGTCTGTGAAAAACACTATCAGCAAAACGTTAAGAATGCGACTTGCGAAAAGGCAAACTTGGCACGACAGAAGACAAAAGAAAGGAGTCCACAATGGACGCCTTGAAAGATTTTTACGATTTTTACCGGCCACTGCAAAGGAAATATGACTTGCGAATGCTCTACAGAACAAATAGTAAGGAAACAAAAATAACTATCCGGCAGCGCGATAAAGAACTTGTAAAAGTCACAGAAGAAACTACCGAAGCCTGTTTTATCAGGGCAAAACGAGAACTTGAAGAAAGAATGAAGAAATATGAGCAACAGATTGAAACCAAAGAAAAAGCACAAAGAGCCGGATTTTACATGGACAAAATCCGAAAAAGTTACGTTGAAAAGCAGCAATAACCGTAGGAAGCTCGTAGGGCGGTCTTTCACAGACTTTATGGACTTAGGCTACTATGTACTGTATTTACATCATGGATTTGGTAATAAGCGCATTGTACGGCTTGAAAGAACCATAAATGAGTACCTTGAAAGGGCACAGACCGAAAAAGAAATGAAAACCGAAACGCTTGCTGAACTTTTGAAAGTTAGATACGGCATTGATGTGCAGAAAGAGATTAATTTAATCCCAATGCAACAGTTGATTAGGATTTATCAGAGAAATAATCCACTCACGATAAACGACACGAGACAGCTTTTAAATGATACGGCATACAGTTACATGGTTTTAGCATGTACGGCACTTAAGCTGATGTTTAAATTGTCGGTTAGGGAAATTAAAGAGTTTATCGCAGAATTTAGGGACTTAATAGACACACTGTATAAATTTAATCAATTCGGTCTGACATTGCCAAAGGTGGCACAATGCCTTGCTGATGAAGTTAATTACGTTGATGAAAGGTACATAAAGGTGATTGATTAATGAGTTATGTGCGGGAAAATGATAGTACACAGAATGCTCATATAAAGCATTCAAACGATAGTAGGCAGAAAGCCTACATGGAAACACATAGGGACAATAAGGCATATGAGAGATTCAAACATATGCCGGATTATGGGAAAGGAGTGCAAAACAATGACAAATAGAGAGAAATTTGCAGAAAAGATTTTGGATATTGCTTGTAATGGTAGCAAAATAGCAGTTAACAAAGCAACATTAGAGCCGATAGCGTGCTATGAATTAGAGTGTAAAGATTGTTTATTCAATACTCACAGTTATGTCTATTGCGGGGATAAAACGGAAAAATGGGCGAATAGCAAATATGTTGAACCGCCTGTTGACTGGTCAAAAGTTGCAGTTGATACACCTATTTTGGTTAGAAATAGCAAAGAAGAAGTGTGGGAAAAGAGACATTTTGCAAAATACGAGAACGGAATAGTGTACGCATGGGTTGCGGGAGAAACATCTTGGAGCGCGGTTAGCAGTAATATGACCGATTGGAAAATGGCAAAGCTGACAGAAAGTGATAGAATATTGCCCTTATTGTGGTAAGAATTTATACAGTTAAGTTAAACCAAATATTCAGTAAGCAGAAAGGAGTAGTAATGGCAAAACACGATATTGACAGTTGGATTTTAGATGAAACAGAACTGGCAGAACACTATAAGGATATAGGCAAGCCAGAAGGATATGACAGCAAAATGGAACTTGTTGGATTGCTTAAACAGTTAAAAGAGTATCAGCACTTAGAAGAACAGGACAGAATTATCAAATTTTATCATTGCGAAAGTCTCAATGAGTATTATATCGGAAAACGTTGCGGCAATTTCTATTATGCAGAAGCAGAGGTTCAACCAAATGGAGATATTTGTTTATATTATAAATGGTCAAGATATTTGCCTTGGGGCGAACACGTAGTAGATGAATTGTCATTATGGAAAGAGTATACATATCCGAGCGAACCAAAGGAAATATCTTTTGAGGAATGGTTAAAGGGATGGCTATCCGAAGCCGAAGCAAAACTGAAAGAATTAAGGTGTAACAATGATTGATTGCAATATTTGCAAGCATAAAGAAGATTATGATTATTGTATAGAATGCAAACACGGAGAGTTGTTTGAGAGGAAAAATGTGTCAGAACCCAAAAAAATATCAGTTAGTAACGGAAAAGAATATTGCGGACATTGTGGTTATTTGTGTGAATATGCAAGAGGATATAAAAAGTTTTATTGTATGAGGTGTGGCGGACTTAATTTAAGAAGTTGGAAGAATTGAGAGGTGGCATAAATGGAAGATGAAAATTTCTTTGAAAAATGCAGAACTTGTCAACACTGTTTTACGAAAAAAGATGATGATTATGTTTATTGCAGTAAGAGAAATGGAAAATGCGAATATAAACCATATAAATTGAGAGGTGAGAAAAATAAGTACAGGAATGAATTTGGAAGAAGCGGAAATCGTAGCAGATAGCATTGGCACATCACTATATTATGACGTCTACAATAAAGCACTTGATGATTTATTAAATTCTCTTCCGGATTGCGATTATGTCGGAATAGAACGTCTTGTTTGCTTGGTGGAACAGTTAAAGAGAGGTAGAGAAGATGAGTAAAACAATAGTATTGATTATACTCTGTCATTTAATGGGCGATTATGTACTGCAATGTGATTTTATTGCACAAACAAAAGGAAAGAATTGGTATCACTTATTTGTGCATTGTGCACTATATTGTGTTCCGTTCTTGGCGGTATTTGGTTGGACATGGCAGTTGGCAGTAATTTTCATTTCACATCTGATTATTGACCCTTTAAAGGCAGGTGGAATAAGATTACATACACGCAAGACCAAGTATTACATTATATTATCGGGCTTACGTATTTATTATGATTGAGAGGTGGAGAAGATGAATAAAGAAGATATAAGAGAACTAGCAGAAGACAATGCTATATATGAATTTAATAAATTCAAAAAGATATATGGCAATTATACGGATGAATATGTCAGACATTTTTACAACAAGTTAGCTGAATTAAGAGGCGGAATTGATGATGTTCACACTTGCAACTGTCAGCACGACAGCAATTCAAGAGATAATGAGCCTTGTTACAAATATGATAGCAGAACAGCAAAGATAAATAAGGCTAAGGTAAATAGCTTAGAAATAATCGTGCGAATGGTGGGCGATAAACCATATTACGAATTAAAGTACAGAGAAGTTGGCAAAGAGTATTATTCTGTCGGATATAGTTCTTACGATTTAAAAACTGTATTAGATTACATTGATACATATTTTGAAATTGTGGAAAGTGATAAACAGACTAATGCCGACAGAATAAGGAATATGTCGGATGAAGAGTTAGCAGAGTTCAATCTTTGTCCGCATATGGTTAATTGGAAAAAAGGAAACTATGATACGTGCGTACATCCAAATGATAAAGATGCATGTAAAAAATGTATGTTAGATTGGCTTCAATCAGAAGCAGAATAGGAGAGAATATGGAAGATAGATATTTATTCAAAGCAAAGAGAGTCTATAACGGTGGAAAATGGGTGCAAGGATATTATGTAAAAGGTTTAGATATGTATGGCAAAGAAGTTCATCTAATATTTGAACCTAACACAATGTTTTATTCTAGCGGAGAGACAGACGGATGGTACAAAGTAGACCCAACCACTATCTGCCAATGTACAGGCTTGAAAGATAAGAACGGCAAGCTGATTTGGGAGAATGATATTGTAAAAATAAATAATAGCAAGGGGAATGTGCTCATAACATTCGGAGATTTTGAAATTATATGTACAATTCCTAACGAAAAATATTATAAGCACAGGCTTGAATATGATACTGAATATGAAGTTGTCGGAAACGTCTTTGACAATCCAGAGTTGTTAGAAAGTGAGGGATAATATGAGAATATTTAAAAGCGTAGACGAAAAGTTAAAAGAGATTGGATTCAACAAAATCTGTGAAGATAAGCATGGTGCTCAATATGAACGCTACAATATAAAGTACAATTATTGGCAGCGCGTTGACATTTGGCATAAAGCTTCAGGCCGTCATATTTTACAGTCGTATGACAGAGACTTGATGGACGAAAAGAAGATTGGAAACACTAATGTTGGCCTTACAGGATATGAAATGAAGCTTTTTCTTAAAAAAATGAAAAAGCTAGGACTTTACAGCAAAACTGTGGGAATCGAGGGATAACATGACAGTGAAAAAAGCAATTGAATTTTTGCGAATGCATTTTGAGTATCTAAAAGAAAGATGGAAGCCATACCCTGATTACAACGTTTTAGAAGCAATTAGATTTGCAATATCAGCACTTGAAAAACAGATACCAAAGAAACCCGTACACGATGGTTGCTTCGATAGCAAGGGAATATGGCATGAATGGAAAGGAGTAAACGGAAGGCCCTATGATTTATGCCCCAATTGCAACACAAACCTTTGTTGTGAAATGCCTTACGACAACAAGCCAAAGTATTGTAAACATTGCGGTCAAAGATTAGATTTTAAGGAAGTGTAGAAATATGGAATTTGTAAACGAATGCAGTTGCATTGTAGATTATTCCGTTTTAGAAAAAGCAATTATAGAAGAATGCAACAGAAGAAATGTCGCACCAAACAGCCAATATAAAATTTATATGTATCGTGGCTACGCTGGAATTTCAATAAAACACGATAAAGTTTCTGTTCATAGAATATTAGGTAAATATATGGTTGGTTATGATTTACCGCCTAATATCGTAGTCCATCATATTGACGGAAATAAACTAAATAACGAAATTTCAAATTTACAAGTGATGAAATCCGAATTGCATATAAAAGAACATAATATTGTTCAATATGTTCCGACAGAATACATGAGGGGATGCGGCAACAGAATGAAAAACATTATCTCAAGAGCAGATGTTACAAGAGAGGCAGTCATAGAGTTACGCAAAAAAGGATTTACAATATCAGGTATCGCGAAAGAGTTGCATTGTGGATATAACACAGTTTGTAGGAGATTAGGAATGAAAAGTTAGATTGGAGTGATGCAGAATGACCAACTTAACAACAGTAGTATACACCACCCTCATAGTATTCGGCATAATTGGTCTGACAGAGGTAGTGCTTGCATGGTACGACATCCGTGGACGAGATAAGACTGATGATGAGATACAAGAGCAGTGGTGTAGTGAAAATATTAAACATTAATTAATCTATCAGAAAGGAATAGGTTGTCGCGACATAAAACCGAGGTTTCCTTTTGGTAAGAGAAAATGAATTTTGACAATTACTCTTGTGATAATCAAATGAGCATATTTGACTTCACAAGAGAACCAATTAGCATAACAAAGCCTATCCGCTTGATAGAATTATTTGCCGGCTACGGCAGTCAGGCAATGGCACTAAAGAGAATAGGCGCTAAATTTGAGCATTACAGAGTTGTGGAGTTTGATAAGTATGCCATAGCAAGCTATAACGCAGTGCATGGCACAGATTTTCCTACAATGGATATAACTAAGGTTCATGCAGAAGATTTGAATATCTGCGACACAAATGCATTCACTTACTTACTTACTTACTCATTCCCTTGTACGGATTTATCAGTTGCCGGAAAACAAGCCGGAATGTCTAAGGGCAGTGGTACAAGAAGCGGTCTGTTGTGGGAAGTTGAAAGAATACTAACAGAAATCAGAGATAACAACGGAGAATTGCCACAGATTTTATTCATGGAGAATGTACCACAAGTACATAGTCAGGATAATATGCCCGACTTTAGAAAGTGGCTAGATTTCCTTGAAAGCCTTGGCTACACAAATTACTATCAAGACTTGAATGCTAAAAATTATGGTGTAGCGCAAAATCGTGAAAGATGTTTTATGTTTTCATTCCTAGGTGAGTACAATTATCATTTCCCGCAGCCTATACCGCTCAAAAAGAAGTTGAAAGACTATCTTGAGGATAATGTAGATGAAAAGTATTATATCAACAATGAAAAGGCTGACAAGCTGATAAAACAGCTTATTGACGACGGCACATTGCCACAACACAATCTTGACAGACAGACAGACAGACAGACAGACAGGCAGACAGACTTGCGTTGACGGAACAATCAATAAGCCACAGCAGAGAGAAGTTGCAAACTGTATCAAGGCAAGATATGACTGCGGAATATCAAACTTGCGGTCAGATGGAAACTTGGTTGTTAAAGGATATGGGAGAGAAAGCAGATAAACCGATTGATGTAGCCGTAACTCTTAGGGCAAGAGATTATAAAGGCCTTGATAACTATGGAAGTAATGGAGTAATTGAATGGAAAAACTAACAGATGCTATCGGAATAGTGCTTTTTGAAAGTGAAAAATTCGGTGGTGAAAAGGTACTTAGGGGGGGGTATTTGTCCTACCCTAAGAGCCAATAAAACAAGTAGTGGAGTGATTGAAGTAATGGCAGATGTAAATGTAATAGGTTCTCTTGAATCAAAATTTGAGAGCACCAACAGAATTTATGACGTGGGGGGGGTGTAGTCCAACATTGAGCACAATGCAAGGCGGAAATCAAGAGCCGAAAATTCTTGAAGAGCAAATTCCATGCAAATTAGATAAAATGCCTAACGGACACTTAGACAGCTTAGATAATGCGGAAATATGTGACATTAATACACCTACTGCAAGTACAGTGACATCACGATATTATAAAGGCATAGGCAGTCATAAAGACAATATGTGCATAGTTGCTATGCGTGGCAGAAATCCTGATAATCCGTCAGATAGAACTGTGGGAAACCCAACGGAGCAGAGATTAGAAGTAAATATGCAAGGCACAAGTAATTGCTTAACGAGTGTGCAGAAAGACAATCTTGTTATAGAAAGCCAAGTATTAACACCCAAACGGACAGAATATGGCAAACAGATACGGAAAGCGTACGAAAGCGGTCGGATACAAGAAAGTAGGCACAATATGACGGAATTAGAGCCTAGAAAAGATGATATATCTAATACGCTGACAACAGTGCAAAAAGATAATTTATTGCTTGAAAATAATATCCAAAAAGTCGGTCAAATATCAAGCAATGGTTCCCAATGTGGTACAGTTATTTCTGATAATGGCATATCTGCTAATCTTGTAGCTGGCACACACGGATATGCGAATAGCCATATTGCTACGCAATATCGTATCAGAAAGCTAACACCGAGAGAGTGTGGACGGTTGATGGGTGTATCTGATGAAGATATTGACAAAATGTCAGCAGTAAACAGCAATACGCAGTTGTATAAGCAATTCGGCAACTCGATTGTGGCAGATGTTATGTGCGCTATGTTTAAAAATCTGAATATCAAGCAAGGAGATAGCAATGAAGCACTACAAACCAACTAAGTGTGTAGTCTGTAGCAAGATATTTACACCGACCGCAGCTAACCAAAATACGTGTTGCGAAGCACATAGACAGCAGAGAGCTACGGAATTAAGGAAAATCAGAGAGAAGAAAAGACTTAAAAGAAAGCCTGTTAAGAAAAACAAACTTGCGGAAATCTGCGAGATTGCTAAGAGTAAGGGCATGAGCTACGGACAATATATGGCAGAACAATACAAAAAGGAAGTGATGATAAAATGAATGAATGTTGTGGAAATTGCAAATATCATCAATACGAGGATATATCGCAAGGTTGGGTATGCTGTAACCAAGATAGCGAATATGTAGCTGATTGGACAGATTATACCGATTGTTGCGAGGAATGGGAGAGCAGATGAATAGCAGAACTATAAGTGATATAGAGCCGATTAAAAAACAATGTGTGTACGAGGATAACAGGCCGTGTAACAGCTCATGCCGATACTCAAATACTTGTATACACAGTGCGAACAAAACCGAAGGATAGGAGATAGGCTTATGAAGTTTTCAAAACTTACTAAGCCGGAACTTGAAGAGATTATGAAAAATGCCAATTTCACCGATGAGGAAGTGGAAGTTTTTGAGTTGCTAGTTGCTGATAAAAGCCTTGAAGAGGTATCACAGAGACTATTAATCTCAAAAACAACCACTTCCCGGAGAGTGGCAGACATTAAAGAAAAGATAGAAAGGAGTCGGGTAATGATTAACAAAGTGCCAATATGGGAAAAAGTAACGCTGACGATTGATGAAGCTGCGGAATACAGTAATATTGGAGTGAACAAGCTCCGAGAAATAACAAACAACCCAAGGTGCCAATTTGTTATGTATGTCGGAAAGAGACGATTAATCAAGCGAAAAGAGTTTGAAAAGTATATCGCAGAGTCGATAGAGATATAATCAAATGTGGACTTATGTAGCCTTATGTGATATTATAATAAATTGCATAAGGCTTTTTCCATAAGTGAAAGGAGCGAAAATTTAATATGGGAAAGGACTTGAAAGGTAAAGAACTAGGCAGAGGCATTAGTCAGAGAAAAGACAAATACTATGTCGGTAGATACACAACAAAGAATGGAAAACGAGTACAGAAATTATTTGCAAAACTGCAAGAGTGCAAAAAGTGGCTTGCCGATGAGCAGTACACTGATGAACACAGCAACCCCGACTTTCCGTCTGACATGTTGGTTAATGCATGGTTTGACTATTGGATAAGCGTTAAGAAGCGCACAGTAAGACCGAACACGCTGAGAAACTACACCGAGAGATACAAACGCAACATAAAGCCTGTTATCGGAAATAAGATACTGCGAGAGGTTAATACGCTCCACTGTCAAAAGATAATGACTAATATGGCTGACGAGGATTACCGGACAGCAACGATATATCAGACGCGCATAGCACTATACAACATGCTTGACTATGCATATCAAAGCGAGATTATTCCCAAAAATCCGTGCAACCGCATGGTAAAATCCGACATCGGTAAGGAGTCCTCAAAGAAAGAAGCATTGACGATTGAAAATCAGAAAAAATTCTGTGAAGCTATCAAAGGCACATCATATGAGTATCAATACAGATTCGCCTTGCAGACTGGGCTAAGGACAGGCGAGCTTGTGGGGCTTAAATGGGAAGATGTAGACTTTAAAGCCAAAACAATCAAAATTGTCAGGAGCTTAGAGTACAGGCATTCAACAGGTGAATGGCGAGAGGGCCCACCTAAGAGCAAATCGGGATATAGGACAATTCCACTCACTGATGAAGCCGTATCGCTATTGAAATTGCAGAAAGCTAAAAATGCTTCATTCAAATTTATTGACATTCAATGGAGAGACAGAGTGTTTTTGTGTAAGACCGGGGCGCCTGTGAAAAACAGCACGTATGATACCGGAATATACAAAGCGTGTGACAGAGCGCAGATACCGAGATTTTCAATGCACGTATTAAGACATACGTTCGCAACAAGATGTATCGAAGCCGGTATGACACCCAAAACCTTGCAGACAATCCTGGGGCACTCGAACATAGGTATCACGATGAACCTTTACGTTCACACGACAGACGAGCAAAAGAACTTAGAAATGGACAGAGTAGCAGAAGCACTCAAAGTAATATAAAATAATCAAAAATATAGTATAACCGATTAAATTGGTACAGAATTGGTACATAAATCAAAAATAGAAAGGCAAGAATCCTGAAAACAATGGATTTTTGAATAGGTAAAATCAAAAATGAAATTAGGCATCGTTGCTACGAGGGGTATTTAACATAGTTCATTATATCCTCATAAATCGCAACATACCTCAATTTGACGATGTTTCACATGAAATCTTAATTTTATATAATTCGTTATATATTCACATAAATAAATAAAAAATGGTACACTATTGGTACATGAATGGTACATGGAAAAACCTTATGCATGGTGTAAAAAGAGAAAGGGTAAAAACACTCTTTCTCTTTTTTACTTCTTGCTAAATTTAATGTGGTTTTAGTTGACAAATTAAAATAATATTATATAATAATAGTATATAAAGTGCGCAAGCAACGAAAGGAGAAAGCACGATATGGCATTTATGACAAAGGAAATCAGAGGGGGAAAAGACCTGTATGTGGCAGAGCAACAGGAAAAGAATATACAGATTGCAATTGATAACGGCTGTCCGAAAAAACAAGCCGAAGCTATTGCCAAACTTTGTAGCGACAGACATTATATCCACACTAACAGCTCATCAGCTTTCTTAAGCGAGTCGGCTGACGGAAACAAGATAAATAAGCTGTTGAGCAATCAGCTCGATATGGGGATTAATAAATATCTTGAAGAAGTTGGCTTGCCGAGGATTGATTTTACATATGACTATGACAACGATGTATTGGACGACGCGGCGTATGAGTTGTTTGATATGAGTTATGATGAAGCTGAAATGCAGACAGATGATATTATGGAACAGTACGACAAGGACATATTAGAATACATCAAGAAATTTGACGAAAAATATAAATGTCATTTCAGACCTACAGGAGTAGGAAGATTATTAGGCGAGGAAAATTTATTTGATATAAAGAGAAATAGGAAATAGTAGGACTTGACTTAAATTGAAAGGAGACACGTACAGCTTCTATATAAATGATAGAGGCTGTGCTTATTAAATAAATGAATAAAATATGTTATAAATGCCATGGAAATATGATAGAACGAGAAATAGAAATCACATCGGGCTGGGGGGAATATGAATTAGCAATAAAAGGAGTAAGGGCGTTTGTATGTGAGGAATGTGGAGCAATTTCTTTACGAGCAGAAGAAGCGAAAATGATGGAAGATATCTCAAGAGGTTTTGCAGAAAGACCAGAAGATGAAAGACCAGATTACTTGAATGTGGAAGAAACAGCAGATTTATTAAGAGTTTCTACTCAAACGGTTTATAATATGATTAAAAGCGGGCGATTAAAGGGAACAAAATTTGGAAGAGAATGGAGATTTCTAAGAAAAAATCTTGAGAGTTTAATTCAACCTGACCAAGCAATTACTGTTCGGAATACATCTGCTCAAAATTATGAGAAAGATAGTGCAATCTTAGATGCAATTCGAAAGAAGAGAAATGTTCATGAATAAAATTCAAGCTTTAGCGAATGAAATGAAACAATTTTTTTAACCTCAAACAGTTACAAATGTATATAGTATATGTGAGCAATTAGAAATTGAAATTGTGGAAGCTCTTATACAAGCCGATGCATATTTTGAATGTGAAAATGGAAATAGAAAGGAGATATTTATGTCGAAGATACCAACATATACGGAAAAGGCGATTAAGAAGTATGACGCTAAATTTGATAGAGTCTCTATATTGCTACCTAAAGGCACTAAGGAACGAATTAAAGCACTCGCAGGTAAATCCGTAAGCTCGTTTGTCTCACAAGCCGTAACAGCCGAATTAGACCGCATAGAGAGCCATTCTTAGAAAATAGCATGGCAATAATTAGAGAAGAACATGGAAATGCTCTTCTCTTTTTTTATGCCACAATTTAGACATAAGGAGATGATGTTATGTTTGACGATGAAGTAAGAGAACAAATATTCGCAAAAAGAGAGTTACAGAAAATCGACCTAATGACATTATCCCTTGTCATTAAAGCGATAGAGGAAGTTTTGGAGGAAAACAAAGATGAACATGCCGTATCAGCAACCAATGATGAATTATACACCTAATTATGGAGCGTATCAGTACAACCCAATGGCGAGCTATCAGAGATACCAACAGCCGGAGCCGACACAAGGTATAAGTGGCAGAGTAGTACAGGCAGTTGAGACTATTAATCCCAACGAGGTGCCGATGGATGGCAGTGTAGCATTTTTTCCAAAACAGGATTTAACGGAGATATATGCTAAGAGCTGGAATGCTGACGGAACAATACGCACATTGACTTTTAAGCCGGTTTTAAATGATAAGACAGACATTTTATCAGGTGACACAGAAAAACTTGAATTTGACCTATCAGAGAAAGCCACAGAGGGTATTATGACAAAGCTCAACGAACTATCTGAGAAGATTGAGCAATTATCTTTAGGAGCGCAAAGAAAAACTTCACGAACACAAAGTAAGGAGAGTGAAAAAGCATGAATGTAATGGGAATAATGCAACAGATAATGAGCAATAATCGCGTAATGGGAAATCCAATGATTCAGAATGCAATGAGCATGGCTCAAAGCGGAAACAGCAAGGGAATTGAGCAAATGGCAAGAAACTTATGCAAGGAAAAAGGCATTAATCCTGATGATGTAATGAAGCAGATTAAAGGTAATTTTGGAATATAGCATATGAGAGAACGTGCGCACGGCTCTTTATGAAATAAATTTTGGAGGTAAAACAGATGTTCAACACAGGAAATTGTCCAAGCGTACCCATCGTGGCGAATTTGGACGGAAACAACGGAAATAACTGGAATGACGGCTCATGGCTTTGGTTCCTTATCGTAGTTTTTGCGATATTTGGAGGCTGGGGTAACGGCTTTGGTGGTTTCGGTGGCACTAATGGTGGTGTCGGAAGCGAAATTCAGAGAGGTTTTGACAATCAGGCGGTTATCAGCAAGTTAGACGGCATTTCTAACGGACTTTGTGACGGCTTTTATGCCATGAACAACAGTATGCTCACAGGTTTTAATGGTATTAACACAAATATCATGCAGACCGGCTACGGCATACAACAGGCAGTAAACGCTGATACAGTTGCTAATATGCAGAATACCAATGCTTTACAGTCACAGCTTGCTAACTGCTGCTGCGAGACGAGAGAAGCCATCCAAGGTGTAAACTACAATATGGCAACTAACACTTGTGCTTTACAGAACACAATGAACAATAATACAAGAGATATTATTGACAGCCAGAATGCCGGCTTTAGAAGCATATTAGACTACTTATGCCAGGATAAGATAGCAACACTTACAGCAGAGAACAATGATTTACGCAGAGCCGCTTCACAGGATAGGCAGAACGCACTTCTGACTAGTACAATGGCAGCACAGACAAATCAGATTATCAATGCCGTAAACCCGGCACCAATCCCGGCATACACAGTACCTAATCCAAATGCGTACTATGGCTGTGGTTGCAATACCGGCTGTAATTGCTAAAACTGAATAATTGAGTATCTTAATTGAGTTTAACTCAACCTAAACCGATTAAAAACCATTTTTAGTCGAGGATTAGTCCAAGTTTAGTCAAGAGTTAGTCGAGATTATGTCTGCTAAGCAGTATTACTTATAACCCAAGGGCAGACTATAATGTTTGCCCTTATTTTGTGAAAGAGAGGATTTTATTATGGCTGAATTTTCAAATGTTGCAACACAGACAGTTGCAGTAAACGGAAATGTATTATTTACAGATGCGCCAACGTCTGTATGCAATAAAGGATATATTTCACACAGAACAGGAAGCGGATTAATTAACCTTAAAGGCGCTACCAACACTTGCAAAGCAAAGTACAGAGTAGAATTTAACGGAAATATTGCAGTTCCTACAGGCGGAACCGCAGGAGCAATTTCATTAGCTATTGCTGTCGAGGGCGAGCCGGACTTATCTACACTGGCAATCTCTACACCAACAGCAGTTGAAGCATTTAACAATGTGTCTATGGCAACAGATGTATGGCTTCCTTGCGGATGCTGTCAGGCAATTTCTGTCAAGAATACATCTGCACAGGCTATCAGTGTTGCAAATGCTAACATCACAGTAAATCGAATTGGTTAGGGGGGCGAGAGTATGCACGTTGAAAGAATACACAAAATGCAGGAGTGTCTTACAGAGAAAGCTGTCAACGAGCTTGAAAAGGGCGTTGAGAATGTTGACACTTCCGAGATGGGACAGGTCGTAGATATGATAAAAGACCTTGCAGAAGCTGAGTATCATTCAATAATTTCCAAGGCTATGAAAAAGGCTGATGAAGAGGAAGAAGAGTACGACAAAGAACTCCTAAGAAGCCTTAAGGCAGAATATGGCGAAGAAAGTGGTAGAAGATATTACGACCAATATCGCTATGCAAATGGCAGATTTGCTCCTAAAGGTCGTGGAACACGTAGGGGATATGAAGAGCCGCCATATTATCACATGCCGGTAAACTACAACGACATGGAGTATATGCGTGACATGGATAAGAGCCGAGGTAAGATGTACTACTCTGAACCAATTGCACCACATGTGAGTGAAAGCAATTATGACAGAGCAAAGAGACATTATACCGAGACAAAGGAAATGCACAAAGGAGCTTCAACAGAGGACAAAGAGCATAAAATGAAAGCTCTTGACATGTATATCCGTGAATTGAGCGGAGATATATCGGAGCTTTTAAATGACATGACACCCGATGAACGCAACCTTTTGCGCACCAAGATGAGCAATCTTGCATCAAAACTGTAATTATTAAGGCTATGGGTAGTAATGCTCATAGCCATTTTTAGAGGGTATAAGCATGGATATAAGAGTTAATGATACATTGTGGCACATACAATTCAAAAAGCCCACATCAAGCGAATTAAGGCGGTCTGACGGCACAATAAGTTTAGGAGTGACTGATAATACAACTAAGACAGTAACAATAGCTGATAATGTGTCTGATTACATGGCCGACAAGATACTATGCCACGAGCTAGTGCATGTGTACTCGTTCTCATACGGCTGTGACATTGACATAGAAACAGAGGAAATAATCGCAGACTTTATGAGCTTGTATGGACGGAATATTGTATACACGGCTGACAGAATATTTGATTTATTGGAGCAAAAATATGGATAAAATAGACAGACTATTAGAATACATACACCGGACTAATCCGGAAATGACACGGCAGAAATTGATTGAAGAACTAGGAGAGAGTGACTACAGTGCCAAGAGCATTTATTTTTTGGCAATTCAAAATTCAAAAAAATCCTAAAATATTTTGATACCCCCCCTACCTTTGACTTTTTTGATTTCAAAAATCCGTTCGCAAAATTTTACAAAAACTTGTCGAGAACTTGCAAAGAACTCGCACCACACTTTAATTGAGTGAAGTTTTCTGAAAATTCAAACATTTTCCATGAGTTGGTGTGCCTGACTTGTTAGATATTGCACCCGGCACAACTTGCCACGGCTTGACGGCTCGCAATGCTATAATTATATTTTTAGACATTGTAAACGGCTTGTTTTGTGGCGCATTTTAGCGCACTTGATAAAATCCACGCTAACACGCTTAAAAGCCCTTAAAACGTCAAATACACGGCTTAAATGTATATATCGTAAAATCATAGAATATTTTTATTAATTTGTCAATGTACATATGCCCCGGAACTATAGCCGGATAACTTGCGACAGTTTCAACGGCTGCACGCTTGATTTTAAGCACGACAAAAAGAGATATAAAATATCCCTAATGATAACGCGTGATATATTTTCCAGCCACGTAGTCACAAAACAGTGTGACCGGGTGAACGTGTGCATGTTTCTCTACAACTTGCAACCATTCACCGCCCCTTTGAACTGTGATTTTTAGTTCGTGTGACTCCATCCATTCTATACAATCGTACTTGATATAATCAAAGTCACTTATTTTTGGCATTTCATAGCCTAGCGCCTGAACGCGCTTATATATTTCTTTTTTCCCTAAATACTCATAATTAGACATAATACGCCCCCTATCTATAACAAGCCTTAATTATTGGGCTTATATAGTTTTTGTGATTCAGATAGTTAGTAAAAGCCGTCCGGCGGTATTCCTTGCCACTAATAAGCGCAGTAACATCGTCACACGCGCCCGACTCTGCGACAGCTCTAAAAATATCTGTTATTGCTTTACGTGTGGCGCGCTCGCTTGCCTGATAGCCTGATACATCCGCATATTTTCCATTGTAGCGTGCTCTTATTTCACGTTCTACAGCGTCAAGACTTTTTAGCTCGTTGTCCATTCATTAACCCTCTTTTCTGTTTTAGTGCGTGGTTTATAGGCTACTTTTTGACCTTTTCGCGGTTCATACGTGCGTTAATCTGTTTTTATTAGGTGGTAACGCAAAGCACCTATGCGGGCACACAATTATTTGTTCAGGCGTTGCACCTCTTGAGCCTGATGCAAATATAAAGGCATTTGCAAAACCTCTCGGCGCGATTATTTACCGGACGCGCGGACGGAGTGCAATATATACAGTCGTAAAGCTGTATAAAAGCACCTATAAATAAAATAATTAAATTGATAATATAAGACCCTGAAAAGCCTTATATATAAAGCTAATAGCCGGACTTGCACCGGCTGGAATACACCATGTTAATTTGTATCGCTATTAGCTCGTGAATTATAATAATTCGTGTCTAATAAAAAAACAAAAACAAACCACCATACCCAATTACAAGGCATGACGCAAAAAGCCCGAAAGCCTTTAAAAGCTCGATAAAATCTCTCATATTGCGCCCCCTAACAATAACAAAAATCACCTTGTAGCCCGGTTGTAATAATCATTTTCCCATCCTTACGGCGGTAAACTACACCGCAACCGCCATCACTTAAAGACCAAACAAGCCAGCCGGCCGGAGTCATTTTTTCATGCTTCTTATAATCATAAAAAGCATAATGCGGTTTTATTCCGCTTTTTTCCTGTTCAAGCGCATTGTTTATAATTTCATTGTCTGTTAATAACAACGCTTTTCCGTTTTTCTGTCGTCCACAATATCTCATATATTTACACCTCTTTAATATAAAGCCGGTGAACTTGCACCGGCTTATTTTACTTAATTCCAATTAATTGCTAAATGCTCAAAAGTCTTTTCGATGTCTGTTGAGCTGTCCGCGGTATAATCTCCAATAGCTTTATTGTTAATATAACAATTTCCCCAATATTGCCCGGTCAAATCGTTAAAAAATATATTGATTTTTTCAACCGCTTTTATTTTATCATTGTGCCACATGTCTATATTAATCATGGTTTGCGCCCCCTCTAATTTGCTTTTTGCGCGTGCTTGTTTAGTTCTCTGTATAATATCAAGCAAGAAGTGCGCTCTGCCTTGCTATCGTCATATTTCTGCTTTTCTGCCTCTGTCTCATCTAGGACATTTCCTAACCATTCAGTTGCAAAACCTAAAAAAATATCATCAGCAACCGGGAACGCTGTCGGGAGGCCTTGCATCCAATCAATAAACAAGTCTTGACGGCTCATTTTGCCGGCCTCATATCTCAAATTATTGTCAAGTTTTTCACGCTTGAAAGCTTCTAAAATATCCTTGCAGATGTCGTTATATTCTGTTTTCATCTCTGCGCCGTCATATGTGTAATATTCCTCTGCGCTCTCGTAACTGTCCATAATTTCCTTTTTTAATGCCTCATTAACTTCTTTACAATTTAATTTTCTCATGGTTTACACCTTTTTACACGTATGTTATAATATACGCGCCTTTCATATTATTTTGTTTGGTGCCTGTCGTTTGGTTGGTAGCTCCGCGACAGGCTTTTTTATTTTGTTCCTTGCCTTTCGGCTTGACATTATAATAACACTGCATTTATGTAATGTCAATACATAAATTAAAAAATATTGCAATAAAATTTAATTACATTAATGCAATAGTAAAATCAATAATAAATGAATTAATGCATATAATAAGAAATAACTATTATTATTTATATTATGTAATGAATTATTATTGACATAATAATTTAATTATTATATATTTATGTATAGCAATATTATTTATAGTATTATTGCCAGTGATTATTGATATTATTAATTTATATAATGAGGTGTAAAAAATGGATGAAAAGAAAATAATTGAAAACTACAAGAAGCGTATACAAAAGCAGAACGACAGAATAAGAGAGAGCTACGACAGAATAAGCGTTACTTTGCCAAAGGGCACAAAAGACCGAATACAGGCGCAAGGGCTGACAATTAATGGATTTGTAAACCAATTAGTATTGGACAAGCTGGACGAGCTGGAAAACAATAACAATAACAATGAGTGCCCATTCTAAAATTTAAAGTCGGTTTTTGTGGCCGGCTTTTTATTTTTTATATAATTAATATATATGTGTTTGATGTGGTATATATTAATCAATACAGTTATTGTTATATATCCAATAATCAGTATATTGACAAAATAAGTATATTTGATTATTATTAATTTAATTAAATTAATAAGCGAATGCCGGATTGCTCGTATCGTTTGGAATTACTCCAGGCGGTGCGGGCTTTTTTATTTTGGCTTTTTGGGGGATGTGCTGCGATGTCAGATCAGATCGAAATATACGAAAATGATTTATTATTTTATCTAAATGAATTTTGTGAAATAAATGCTATTGAGGATATAAAAAAAGAATCACAAAGCGTTTGGAATAGTGCTTTGTATTATATCCAAAAAAAGTTATTTGATATTAATTATTTTAAATCTAAAGAGAATTATAAATTAGATAATGGTATGTATAAAGAGAGTAACTTTAATAGTTATAATTTTGAATTAGTTATGTATGTATTAGATATATATATATATGATATGTGTATGAAGTATGATAAAGAAGTTAGTATATTGGGTTTTAGTTCTTTAACTGGTATTCCTGATAGTACTATTTATGACTGGGGTAAGAATACGCTAAGCCCGATAGCATCGGAGATTTTGGAAAAACTGAGAAAATATCAGGAAGAGAGCTTGTCTAATAAGCTCGTGACTGGGGCAAAGAACCCAGTCGGAGTTATTGCAATACTCAATAGGCGTTACGGCTGGGCTTCGCCATATACAAGCGATAGCAGACAGCAAGCGCGAGCATTAAGTGCTAATGAATTGCCACAATTAGGCGCTTCAAATAGTCAGAATATTAAAGCACTATCGGGTGATAACATGGTTGATAATGCCAAGTAATTGTATATACAACATACACAATTCTAATCCCTTGATTTACAAGGCTTTGAGGGCTGCCGAATTACTATAACTATTCACAAAACAGTTGTTTAGCGAAGAGTTGAAAGCATAGAAGTTAATTGTATATGCAATAGATACAATTTAAAATGCTTGATGTTTGAGAGATGAACGCCGCACGCATTGGACGCCATAGGGGTGTATGTGGAAAGTGACAAACCGCCCCACTTAGCCCCTCAAATATCCTCAAAAACAAAAAGGCCTTTACCTATACCTCAGCCTCACCAAGCAGTATTTATTATTATAACATAAGTTATATATTAATTAAACAACATACACAATAATAATATATATACATACAACTACGATAAAATATTAGTTATATATAATATATAACAGTAAAGGAGTTAACGGCAATGAAATTAACAGGATTTGAGTCTAACAAAATTAATTCTGATATGGTAAATCACCCTAGTCACTACAACTTGCCTGACCGCAAAGAGTGCATTGATGAAATGATTGACATTTACGGACTTAAGGATGTGGCTAAATGGTGTGAGATTACTGCATACAAGTATAAATATCGTGCTGGGCATAAAGGTCCTGTAGCAGAGGATATGAGCAAGGCAGAGTGGTACATGGATAAAGCTCGCGAACTTAAGTCTAAGCGCAAATGGAAGATTTTCGACAAGATTGTTTATAAATTCATGCCAATGTTTCTTAAGGGCCTGTATACATGGATAATTTTATTTTGTATGTTTTACGGAATACTCTTTTCTGACCGATGCTCAATGGTAGTCTCAATAGTGTTTTTAGTTCTTGCGTGCATAGCTGAGGCAGTATTGAAAGAAAATAAAGACGATTAGATTTTGAGGTGTAAATCATGTTTGTACTAAAAATTGCAACAACAGTATGGCTGGCATTAATTGCATTGGGAATGACAAGTGCTACATTAAACGAAAAAGAGACAGCTATCACAAGGCTCATTAGCATTGCTATAATGTTCGGCCAGATACTTGCCATAGCTTTCATGTGGCAATAAATAGGGCATTCGCCAAGCGGTAAGGCACGGGATTTTGATTCCCGCATACGTTGGTTCAAATCCAACATGCCCTGTTCGGGGTTTTACTTGGTTCCCCCGACATTGGACTTAGTAGTTCCTTTCACCCTCATAGTGGAAAGCTGTTAAGAGCCGTCACAAGGCTCGTGAGGGGTTAATCGTGCATAATCCCACAATGCACGAGCGTGAAAACCAACCTGTCGTAAAGACATCTGTAATAGGCAGAGTAGACATATATACCCCCTTTAATTAATTGTTAAACTAGGGCAACTCAAATCAGTGAGTCTTAGGTGAGGTGCAATCCCTCACATGTCCTTTGCTGTAGGTTTCGTTAGTTCTTTTCCTACAGCACATACAAATTTATATCTCCGGAGGGTGTAGCCACTCCTTAGACTTCACCCTCATTACTGGCTTGTAGTTCAACAGGTAGAACGCTTGACTGTTAATCAAGTAGTTGTAGGTTCGAGTCCTACCAAGCCAGCTTGCAGATATTTCTGCAAATAGGGGCTCTGCTTTTCCCCTTTGTTGAATTTTTCATGCAGAGGCAAAACTAGCCTAATTAGTTTTGCCTCACTATTGGCATGTAGCTCAGTGGTAGAGTAGTCAGCTAATAGCTGATTTGTCGTGGGTTCGATTCCCAACCTTGCCGATTTAGTAGTGTTAATAGCACTACGTAGCCTTGAAGTACAAAAGGCTATTCGTGGCGACAATCAGTGTTGCCACGGCGCGTGCCGATATGGGATAAAGGTATTCCAATAGCTTGCTAAGCTATCCAACAGAAATGTTGTTCGTGTTCGATTCACGATGTCGGCGCTAACTTACGACAGGCTATAAGAGTCAGCCGTAAGCGGTATAAAAAGTCCGTAGAAGCTGTACAAAGGTAGCGACAAAAGCAGTTTCAATATAGCAGTCACGCTACGGCTGTTATATTTTGCAGATATGGTGTAATGGTATCACAGGAGATTGCTAATCTCTCTAACGAGTAAAATCGTTATCAAGGTTCGAGTCCTTGTATCTGCGCTAGTCGGTGTCCCCCGACTATTGATGTGTATACAAAAGGGTAAGTAACGGATGGCTAGGAGACAGGCATATGGATTAAAAACATTTGGGTTATGCCTATGGGTTCGATTCCCTCCAACGTAAAGAGTGCACGCTTTATGTGTGGTTCAAATCCACACCACATCAATTACAACAAACTAGGTTAGCTACCGAAAAGCAGAACTACGACTGCCTGTTTGTTGTTATTACTAATCGTAGAGTTGAGCGAATAAGGCGGTACGCTCTTATTATCTTTCGTAGGAGGTAAATAAAATGGCAAAAATTAAAAATGAAAATTTTATAGCAATTCAAGGGTTTATGGTAAAGGAATTAGGTCTTTCAGGAAATGAACTGATTGCTTATGCTTTAATATATGGCTTTTCGCAAGACAATGAGAGCGAGTTTAAAGGGAGCTTGAATTATGTTGCAGAGTGGCTTAATTGCTCAAAGACAACAGCCTTTAATCTTCTAAACAAATTGGCTGATGATGGTTTTATTAAAAAGACGGAGAAAACTATCAATGGAGTAAAATTTTGCAATTATAGTGCAGTCAAACCCGATGATGAGGAATTGAAAAAAATAAAATTAAGAAAGCAAATCCGAAAAGAAAAAGAAAAAACTGAACGGAGTTCAAAAAAATTGAACACCTGTTCAAAAAATTATAATGGGTGTTCAAAAAAGTTGAACGAGGGTGTTCAAAAAGTTGATACTCATAATAATAATATAGATAATATAAAAGATAATATAAGTGAAACTATAGGAAAGGTACATACATCAACTAACATTGATGGAGAGGTACATACATCTGTTTCCGAGAAACAGACGGCAAGAGTCACCCGACAGGATATGCAAGCAAAGAAAGATGATATGTTCAATAGATTCTCTGAAATCTGCGACAACAGTGTTGAAAACGAAACAATCAGAGAAGTAGTCAAAAACGCATTCCGCAGATACATGAACCTGTACGAAACATATTTCTGCAAGGTTCACCCAATCTTGACCAATAAGGCACTGACTAATGTATGTCTGTCGCTTTCTAATGTGACCGATACGGAGCATAATCACTTTGAGCGGACAGATGTTTACCTAGCAGACGAAACAGGGCTTACTGGGCTTGATAGAATGGTTAATGAGCATTTCAGACGAACACATAGAAGAGAGACTAACTACTCGATAACGCATTTTGCTAAAAGCGACTATCTGCTACGGTTGGCACAAGGTATTATAGAATACTAAACGGAGGTATAAATATGGCAAAAGGAGTTAAGACACGAAATATTGATTCATTCCGAGAGGGATTGATGGAATACGCACATGGCAGATGTTCACAGGCACAAGCTGCAAAGATAGCCGGTATGAGCGTGCCGACATTTAGGAAGTACGCAAATATGCATTTTTTAGGTATTCCATTTCCTGACACACTGTTTAAGGCAAAGGAAGAATAACCAATGATTGCAAATTGTGTGAACTGTGGCGCACCGATTGACAGAAAACTTAATAAATGCCCTTATTGTGGTACACCTTATGACTACAGTGACTTTAATGCAAGTTTTGAAAACGAAAATGCACTTGGAACTATCTCTATTGTCGGAAAAGAATATCAAGTGTATCTAGGAGGTTGTGAGGTAAGTACGATTGATATGGGGTGCTACACAGATATGAACGGAACACTTCATAACGGAAAAACTGTTAAAAAACGAAAATTTACTTTGATTGAGGTATGATATGAAAGATTGCTCAATTTGCAAATATAGTGATGAAGATTTTGCTTTTGATGCGGAAACAGGAGAAGAATATCCGGTTTATGATTGCCAAAAAGGGAATGATACATCACTTGACTGTGAGTGCAAGGATTTTAAGAAATACAAGCCAAGAAAATATAGAGAAAAAGATACAGAGTGCGATAAATGCGAGTACAGAGAAAAATGTGCAAAATATAGTTCCGAGATAGACTGTACAACCAACATGGATATAAAAACACATATTATTTATCCACAAGACAAATGTATTAAAAGGCAGAAGAGCTAGGCATTGAGATATTGAAAACTATTTCAAAGAATATGGGATTGAGGTGTAATATGTGTGAATTTTGTTGCAAAATAGGAAAATTGGAAAAAATCAAGCAAGGAGCTTTTAGAGGCGGATATTATCCCGAAAAAAATGAAACACAAATTGTTGAATTTAAAAATGCATTTCATTTATTTTTCGGATGTAGTGACCCTTTTATGGCTGGAATTGAAATCGAAGATATAAAATTTTGCCCTATCTGCGGTAGAAAGTTGGTGTAGTAATGGCAGAGTCTTTAAGTAAATTGGCAGAAAAATGTAAAAGTTGCCCTAAATCTGAAAAATGCGACCATAAAAGAATGGAATTATGCGCTTTAGCGGATTTGCCACCACAAAATCTTGCAAGTGCTACACAAGGCATTTTGATAGACAATATGTCACCTGTATTGAGGGAAGAAATAAAAAGCCCTTTAAGTCCATTTAGGTACAAAGATGAATTAGAAAAAGCACTAAATGATTTTCATTTTGGAAATATGTTTATGTATGGTGCTTAGAAAGTTGGTGGAAGAATGATATTGTGCAAAATAGCATTGTTTATTTACTATCTCTTATCGTTATGGCTCATAAAGAAATCCAAAAATATTAGAGAAGTCGCAGAAGTGGGTTTCTTAAATATTATATTTCTTTTGACAATGATTGTAGCGAACATTTAAGCATATAGAATAGGTGGTGGAAGAATGAAACATCAAAAAGAATGGCGCACTTGCGACAGGTGCGGAAAAGAAATAATACGATACGATGAAAAATATGCATATATCAAAACAAGAGAGGTAAAACCTCTTCACGAAAAAAGCATATGTACAGCCGAAGCTTTAGCAAAGGAAGTGTTTCCAATGGCTATATGGAGAGATGATACGCAATACGATTTATGCCCTAAGTGCAGGAAAGAGTTCAAGAGGTTTATGAAAAATGGAGCATGAAAGAAAATGGTGCACTTGCGATAGATGTGGTGCAGAAATTAAAAAAGGAATACTGTGTGAAAATTCGGTTACAAAGAACGGCATTTTTAATACCACATACGACTTGTGCTATAAATGCATGGAAGATTTTGAAAGATTTATGGAAAATGAAAAATAATAAATTGTAAAGGAGAAAATAAATTATGAATTTTGGACAGGCAATTGAAGCATTAAAAAACAGCAAAAAAGTAGCAAGAAAAGGTTGGAATGGCAAGGGAATGTTTGTGTATTACGTTCCGGCTGGCAATTTTAAGTCTTATACAGAAATTGGAAAATCTATTGCAGATAAAGACGATTTAGTACATTACAATTCGTATTTTGCTATCAAAAATGTTAATGACACTGTTTCTACATGGGTTCCGTCAATTAATGATTGTTTAGCAGAAGATTGGTATGTAGTTGAGTAGCATATGGGAGCGTGTTTGAGCTATGAGCATGGCAGAAGTAATTAAATCAATAGAGCGTGAAGCGCTTAGAGAAGCACAATCACACGAAATAGGCGGTAGAAATGGCGAGCCGATAGAAACATCCGAATTTCATGATATGACTATTGGCATTGATATTTCGGTCGATGCAGTCAATGAGTATGCAAAATCAATTTTAGGCAGATACCCGGAAAATAATTATGAATTTTCAAGAGCATTAGCAATGAAAATTATAGAGGAAACAAAATCATTAGCGAATAGTGAGGGGAAGAAGTGAGATTATGAAAATAATTAAAAAGGGTGATTTGAACATAGCCAAAAAACCACTAAGATTTAAATGCAAGAATTGTTGGACGATTTTTGAAGCGATTGAAGAAGAATATATATACTGTGGCGACCAACGAGAGGGCGATAACTGGAAGTGCGAATGTCCTTTGTGCCACAAAATGGTTTATTACAGCTAAAATAATGATTGCTGATTATCAACAGAAAGGGGAACATATTATGGCTGATTTGAAAATATTTACAGAAAATATAGAACATGAAGCATTAAATCAGATATATACGCTTGTAAAACAGCCGGCATTTTCGGATTGCAAGATAAGAATTATGCCAGATGTTCACGCGGGAGCAGGGTGTGTTATAGGATTTACTGCTGATTTAGGAGAAAAAGTAATACCGAACATTGTTGGAGTTGACATAGGCTGTGGGATGCTTACTACAAACTTGGGGAATATTGATATTGATTTTGAGAAATTAGATAACGTCATTAGAGAATATGTTCCAAGTGGTAGAAGGGTTCATGAAGAAGAAAACTCATCTGTCGCAAGCGATATTATTGAAAAATTGTATTGCAAGGAACAGTTGAAAAATATAGATTGGCTGAAAAGAAGTTGCGGCACGTTGGGAGGCGGCAATCATTTTATCGAAGTTGATAGCGATAGCAAGAATAATAAATATCTTGTTATTCATTCGGGAAGTAGAAATGTCGGAAAGCAAGTCGCAGAAATATATCAGCAAATGGCGATTGCTGATATTTCGGGAAAATCGAATTTTAAACAAGACAGTGAGAAATTGATTGCTGAATACAAAAAATGTAAAAGAGAAAGAGAAATCAGCAAGGCTATTAAAGAATTAAAGCAGTCCTACGAAAAAAATACAACTAAAATCCCTAGAGAGTTATCATATCTTGTTGGGAAACATAGAGAAATGTATTTACACGATATGAAATTATGCCAAGAGTTTGCGGAAATTAACAGAAGAGCCATTCAGAGCATTATTTGCTACTATATGGGTTGGAACGTTACAAAAGAAACGGAGCGATTTCAAACGATTCACAACTACATTGAACACGATACAAATATTGTCCGTAAAGGTGCTATTTCTGCAAAAGCGGGGGAAAAAGTACTAATACCAATAAACATGCGTGACGGTTGCATTTTGGGAATTGGCAAGGGAAATGAAGACTGGAATTATTCAGCACCGCATGGAGCGGGGCGAACTATGAGTAGGTCAAAGGCAAAAGAAAGCATTTTGCTAGAAGAGTATCAAAAAGCAATGGACGGAATATTTACAACATCTGTAAATACATCCACGATTGATGAAAGCCCTATGGCATATAAAACAATGGATGAAATAATTGGACATATAAAAGATACCGTTGAAATAGTTGACATTATAAAACCGATTTACAATTTCAAAGCAAACGAATAAAAACAATTACCGGCTACAGATTGATTGTAGTCGCTACCCTAAAACAGTTATAGGCAGAGGTCTATAAGCACCTTTGCTGAAGAGCGGAGGTGCTTTTCTTATGGCTAGTCAGAGCCTTATTTCCACAGTAAACGGATATGAAAACTACATAGAGGATAAAGGAAAAGACGAGCAAGTAATTAATGCCTATGTAGACGCTTGCAGTGTAGCCATAAATGGCGAGAAAGATATTGAGTATGGACTACAACTCACTAAGAGGGCAAAAGAGCTTATAGAGGACTTCTGCACGGCTAAAACAGGTGGTACGATTTGGGATTTGGAAAAATACGCATTCGACCACAAAACCACATATGAGCTGATAAACAAAAAATATGAGGTTTTGCTGCTTGAAGCCCAAAACAAAATAGTTGACAGCTATTTTCAGTACATAGAGAAAAAGCGTGAGCCTAAAGACCGATTTTATATGCCACGTAGGAAACAACTAATCAAAATCGGACTTGTGGACGCACTGCAAGGCATGATTGATGATAAATACGACATATTATGTGTGAGCCTAGTGCCGGGAGCTGGAAAGAGTACGATTGAGAAATTTTTTCATTCAGCAGTTGCCGGTTGGTTTCCAAAAGACTACAGCCTATTTTATTCACACAGTGGCGATATTACACGAATGTACTACGATGGAGTATACGACATTGTTACTAATGATGATGATTACGCATGGCATGACATTTTTCCCAATCTATCAGTTACAAGCACGAATGCCAAAATGGAGCAATTCAATATTGGCAAATACAAACCTTTTCCGTCAGTACAATGTACTTCTGTTGGAAGCAAGAATGCCGGTAAAGTACGTGCTTCTAAATTCTTGCTAGTTGATGATATGATAGGCGGAATTGAGGAAGCTTTAAATCCTACAATACTTGATAAATTATGGGATAAATACGCAGTAGACGCAAGACAGCGTAAGACACAAGATACGGACGGAAAGCCATGTAAAGAGATACATATTGCCACTCGTTGGAGCGTACATGATGTTATCGGACGCATTCAAAACATGTATGTCGGGAATCCAAGAGTCAAAACAATATCGGTTCCTGATGTAGACCCGGTGACAGGAGAAAGTAATTTTGATTATGAATATGGCGGTTTTACAAAAGAGTTTTTTGCGGACCAACAATTACTCATGGACGAAATCTCTTACCGATGTTTGTATAAACAGGAACCTATTGAGCGTGAGGGCTTATTGTTTCCTGATGATAAAATCCGCAGATACTTTAATCTGCCACATGGCGAACCGGAAATTATCACAGCTCAATGCGATACAAAAGGAAAAGGCACAGACTATTTTGTTATGCCGATACTGCAAAAATATGGCGAGGACTATTACTGTGTTGATTGCGTGTGCGATAATACGGCAGATTATGAAATGCAGTATGAAAATGCGTCAAACACATTAGTCAATAATCAGGTACAAGAATGCGAGTTTGAGCGTAATGCTGGTGGTGACAGAGTGGCCATGGAAGTTAATAAGCGAGTTGAAAATAAAGGGTGGATATGCAACATCACTGATGTACCGACAGAGACAAATAAGGAAGCACGTATTTTTCAGTGTTCTAACTGGATTTTACAACATATTATTTTCAAAGACCAATCACTTTATAAGCCCAATGAGCCTTATGGAGTAATGGTATCATTGCTGAAACGATATTCAGTAACAGGCAAAAAACAGCTTGATGATGTTCCTGACGTTTTTTCAAACTTTGCCTTAAGAATGACACAAGGCAGTAGAATAGCAAAGGTTGAAGCAGTACACAATCCGTTCAGAGGAGGGCTTTATTAATGACAAAGGAAGTTTTATCACAGTATTCAGACTTGCAAGAGGAAATCAAAGAGGTTAGAAAGAAAATTACTAAATTGCAAGATGACCTCGAAAAGATAGAAAACGGAGAAAGCGTGATTGACACTGTGTCAGGGGGCATGGGCGGCACACAGCACTTCAAAATCGAGGGCGTACCGTACCCAGAATACGGACGCAAGCGTACATTATTGTACTCAAGAATGACTACGCTACAGCTTTTACAAGATGATTTGCTTGAAAAGACAAACGATGTAGAAGAATTTATAGCAAGCCTTGATGATAGCAGAATGAGAAGAATAATTAATTTTAGATTTTTGGAAAATAAATCATGGCTGCAGACGGCATATGCGCTTGGCGGTAAAGCCACGGCAGATAGCGTAAGAATGGAGTTTGAAAGATTTTTCAAGAAAATGTAAGTTTGTTCGTTCGGTTCGCTTAGAATGTGATAATGTGTAAGATGAAAAAAATGTAATTCGTTCATTGCGAAAATCTCTTTTAGAAATGGCACTCACAGATTGTGGGTGCTATTTTTAGTGAATCGAGGGTGACATGAATAATCAAAATATTAATATTGTTCCAACAGGAAAACGAAGTGTAATGTGCCCTCGTTGTGGAAAGCTATTAACGTGGGTAAATAAAAGTGACAAGAAACACCACAAAGTAATGTGTACGCACTGCCGTAAATGGATATGGTTTTGGGCTGGCACACAAGAATTTCAGATAAAAGAGGTTCCACAGAGAACTTCTGCAAGTGGCATGAGGTTTTATTGATGTATAGATATGCTCATAAAAACGTAAGACCTTTTTCGGCTGTCTGCCACAATAATTACGGCAGACAAGTTATTTTCACACGTAAAAGGCAAATCACAAAAAACAACATAATCGAAGAACTGAATAAAGCACTTGTGATTCACGAACAAAACGCTATTGAGATTGAGTATCTTGACAGATACTATCGTGGTGACCAACCGATTTTGTATCGGCAGAAAGTGAACCGCCCGGAAATCAATAACAAGATTGCTGTAAATCTTGCGTATGAGCTTGTTGAGCGTAAAACCGCAGAGATGTGTGCCGAGCCAATCCAATATGTGCTGCGTGGCACCGATAACCATAAGTCAGAAGAAATCACACAGCTTAACATCACAATGGATTCAGAAAGCAAACAGGAGTGCGACATAGACATACATCGTTGGAGAAGCATATGTGGTACCGGCTACAGATTCATCGGTAATGACGATGGACAAGGGCAGTTGCTTGATGAGAGCGATTTTTATTTATCGTCTGAAAATCCAATGTATACGTTTGTAGTATATTACTCAAACGGACGTCCGGCATTCTCTTGCCAAATCGGAGAGGATGAGAACGGAGCAGATATTTATTATGTGTTCACTGACAATGAGTGGTTTGACATTCGCAACGACAAGATTTATGCAAGCGGAATAAACGGCAATAGAGCAATTCCGGTGATTGAATATCCAAACAATGCAAGGCGATTGTCTGACATTGAAATGACTATTGCAATCACAGACGCTATTAACGTGCTTACATCAGACAGAATTAATGGTGTCGAGCAATTTGTGTCTGCATGGGTGAAATTTGTTAATTGTGAGATTGATATAGATACATTCAGAAAAATGCGACAAGAGGGAGCATTAGTCGTTAAATCTAACAATGGTTCAGACAACAAGGCTGATGTTGATGTAATGACGAGCGAGCTTAATCAGACAGAGGGGCAAGTGGTATTCACTGACCTTTTTGAAAGATTTTTAAGTATTCAAGGCCTTGCAAATCGTCAGGGCAACACAGGCGGTGACACCGGCTCAGCCGTAGAATTGAGAAACGGACATTACGATGCCGGACTTAGGACAGCTATTAATGAGCCTATCCTTAAGAAATCAGAGAGAATGGCACTTAGGCTTATTCTTAACAGGCTGAGAATTAATAAAGGCTTTACGCTTATGCCTAGCGATGTTGAGATACACATTAATCATAATAAGCTAGACAACATGCTTGTTAAGGCAGAAGTGCTTGAAATATTACTTAGGTGCGGTATCAATTACAAGAGAGCCGTCAAGACGATTGATATGTTTAGCGACCCTGAACAAGTCACTCTCGAAAGCGCTAAGCGCATGGAAATGTTATTCCCGGAAGAACAGTCGACAACAGCTATGCCTAACAATAATAACGATGATAAAAACAATGGAAAGACAGCCGATGAATAATTGGCTGTCAATTTATTTTGGAGCTTGATATGGCAGATGAAATCCACACACTTAACAAAAATGAAATACAAGACATAGATTATGATACATATTTTGGTGAGATGGATTTATCTGACGAGGAAAAGGAAGATAGAAAAAAACTTGCTGAAAAGTTTGAAAAAATCTTTGCTATGCTATTTGCCTTACTATCCGGCAAGGAAGAAACAGAGATAACCACTATCACCAAAGAATTTATCATCAGATATGAGAGCATTGCCACGCAGTATTGTAAAGCAAAGAAAACGCCCTCATATATTACGGATTATGCCCGGTACATTGTGAATGAGGTAGTTGACGCTACCACGCAAAATACTGACGTAGAGTATTTTACTTCACAGAAGCGAGCAAAAAATGTAGCTGCGAATGAAGCTAATGCAGTCGGCAATTACAGATTGCAAACTGAAATGGTGAAACAGGGCTACAAAACAAAAGAATGGCGCTCAAAAGAAGATTCACATGTCAGACCCACACATGCGAATGTTGACAAAAAGAGAATTAATATTTTTGAGCCGTTTGAAGTTGGAAATTCGTTGATGATGTTTCCAAAAGACCATTCGCTAGGCGCAGAGGTAAAAGAAATAGCAGGGTGTAGATGCAGTCTTAAATATTACAAATAATGAGCAACTTGTAAGGAAACTTATAGGTTGCTTTTTATTATACAAAAAATTTGCAGTTGTGCGTTAAACAACAGAAAAACTCGGCGGGAGCGACCCGCGATAACAAAAGCGTGAGTTACGGAGGTAATTGAAATGACAAGAAATGATGTTTTGAAGCTTTTTCCGGACGCAACGGATGAGCAGATAACAAATCTGCTTAACAAGAGCGGTGAGGAAATGGCAAGAGAGAAAGAGAAAACCAATCAGTACAAGGCTAAAGCTGACAAAGCTGACGAGCTACAGACACAGCTTGATGAGCTACAGAATGGCAACATGACGGAGCTTGAAAAGGCAAATAAAGCCTTAGAGACAGCCAATCAGCAGATTGCCAAGCTACAGAAAGATAACGCTGTCAGAGACTTGCGTGAGAAGGCTATGTCAGATTTTGGAATTACAGCAGAACAGGCAAAGACAGTAGTAAAAGAGGATGGCTCTTTTGACACAACATCACTTGGCAAGATTATTTCCGACATGAAAGCCAATGCGATTGCGGAGTACGAGAAAAATGCACTCAAAGATACTCCTAATCCGAACAATGGCGGTAACAATAATGAACCCGACTCAAAGCCAGCAGATGTAGCCAATGCAGAACAAATCTCATTCGGTACAGTTGCAAGTGCTGAAAGTCAAAACAGCTATGTAATTTAAACAGGAGGTAGAACGATGGGAAAGCCAATCGTAAGAGACTTTACACAGGGTAAAGGAATTTTAAAATTTTTCCCTTATGAGGGTGCAGCATGCCTTGTACCACAGACTATGGTAACAAGCGCAGATGGAAACGGAATGAAGATTGTGCCGGCCGGTACACCATTCCCAAGCAATGACGCAGAGTGCAAGGGCTATCTGTTACACGATGTAGATGTAACAATGGGTGACGCACCTGGAACATATGTATATCAGGGAACTATTGATTGGGAGAAAGTTAAGTCTCTTTCAATCGCAGATGAAGCTAGAACTGCAACACCTAGAGTTACTTTCTATGGTGCGCCAAAGATTGTAGCAAGTCAGGTTTAAAAGGAGGTAGAAGAACATGGCATTACCATTAGCAGAAGCATTTACAGCGAGAAGCCTCGGTGTAATGTGGAACAATTATCAGAAGACATTAGGAACTGCCCCTTATCTTGGCAGACAAAAATTCGGAACACGTAAACAGGACTCACTCGACCTTAGATTTATTAAGGGTAAGAACGGACTGCCGGTATCACTCAAAGCTTCAAACTTTGATGCACAGGCAGAGTTAAGAGATGTTGGAGGCTTCTCTGACATTCAGAACTCAATGCCATTTTATCGTGAGGGATATATGGTAACAGAGAAAGAGGAGCAGGAGTACGACAATTACAGAACTTCTGAAAACTCTAGCCTTGCCAATAACGTATTACGTGAAATCTCTAAGAAACCAATGATGTTAATTGAGGGCGCATTAGTTGTACCGGAGAGACAGATTTGGCAGTTACTTGCACCTACAGATGGTGTACCAAAGGTAAAGGTTGTGCTTGGCGATAAGAACTATGTCGTTGATTACACAGCCGACAATGGCGCAGAGCATAAGGAGAAGCACTTTAAGTCAATTACTGGCACAAGTGCATGGGATAAGCCTACCACATGTGCACCACTCGATGACCTTATCACAGCTCGTAGAGACTTTGCAAAGGCTACAGGCTACTCACTTACACGTTTCACCATGAATACAGAAACTTGGGAGATGGTGCTTAAAGCAGAGGACACAAAGAAACAGGTACTCGGTATCACTGCTTACAATGGCGGTATCAGATTACAGCAAGGACAGGTTACTGAATACCTTAGAGGATATGGTATCGAGATTGAGGTATACGATAAGCTCTATGTTGACGAGTCAGGACAGACACAGTACTTTGTACCAACAGGTATTGTATCTGCGCAGTCTGCCGGAGTATCCCTTGGCGATTACACATTTGGTAAGACTCCAGAGGAAAGAAGCGGAAGTATCACAGACGGAAACCTCTCACTTGTTGAGACCGGTGTATCTGTATACACATACGCTACAAACCATCCTATCAATACTCACTGTATCGTATCTATGATTGGATTACCTACATTCGAGGGTATGGATAGCGTTATGGTTCTCAAAGTTAAGGGGGATTAAGGCTTATGATAGCAACGCACTCTATAAAGCATGATGGAGTGTGGTATAAAGTCGGAGACGAGGTGCCGGAAAGCAATAGCAATTCGGCGCCTTCTGATTTTATGAACCCACCTGAAACACCATACACAAAGACAGAAATTAACAGAATGTCAACAGCCGACCTAAAGAAGCTTGCGAGCGAAAATGGTATTGAAAATGCCGCAGAAATAAATGGCAGCGACTTGAAAAAAATGTTAATTGAAAAGTTTGGATTATAAGGAGCTTGGCATGGAATACACCACATTAGAACAAGTCAAAATCAGACTCAAACAATTTCATATTGATACAGTCACGAATGATGATGATACAACATCTGATGTGGTTGTATTCGATAAAAAGGAAGATAACCCACTCATTGAACAGCTCATTAAGCAAGCCACGGAAGATGTAAAAGCAAAAAGGTGTTATCCGGACACTTTCACTGATGATGATATAACTGCTGACTTAAAGCAGTTTGAAAATGTCGTTATCAATCTTGCTGTCTACGACCATTCACAAGCCGGTGAGAACTACATGAGCGCATTGAGTGAGGGCGGAGTGAGCCGTACATGGAAAGACAGAGATAAACTGTTTGTCGGAGTTTTCCCTTTTGTCAAAGTACTATAGCAAAAGAAGATTGAGCGTTACCATTTTACTGATGTCGGTAAAGTGGTAGCAGGCGGTACACATTAAGTGGTGGTGGGCGGTGTGCCAATTACCAAAGACGAAAGGCTGTAAGATGAATAATTTAATCTATCAGACATACATTATTGCCTTGCCAATTGTCCTGACAGCACTTTTGGGTTATATTGTTTGGCTTTTGCAAGAACAGAAAAAGCAAAAAGCGATAGACACAAAAGAAAGAAATGAGCGCATTGAAGAGGAAAAGAAGCTACGACAAGCAAACGGAAAAGGTACAATGTTACTTTTACGAGTACAGCTTATCGAATACCACGATAAGTACATGAAGCTTGGCGAAATACCCTCATATGCGTATCAGAATTTTTGCGAGATGTATGACGCATACCACGCACTCGGTGGTAATGGCATGGTAACAAAAATGAAAAATGAGATTGAGGAAATCCATTTAGGCAAAGGAGGTAAAAACTGATGGACTTTACACAAGTACCTACAGTAGTTGCCATTATGGTAATTACTTATTTAATCGGATATGCTTCAAAGCAGATACCACAGGTCAAAGATAATATTATTCCTATTATCGTAGGTGTGGCCGGTGGAGTACTCGGCATTGTTGGAATGTTTGTAATTCCCGGTTATCCGGCAAACAACATTCTTGATGCAATAGCGGTTGGCATTGTGTCGGGCATGGCAAGTACCGGTGTTAATCAGATTTACAAGCAGATAAAGAAAAATGCTTGACATTAATAAACAAGCCATGAAATACGCGCTTCAAGGTCAAACTGTCACAGTCTATGACAAAGACGAGGACGGAAATCTAAAGTTTTACGAAACAGAGGACGGAGAGAAGATATATTACACCCATGAAGAAACAGGCTTTTCAGAGCCGGTCGATTTTCGGGCGAATATATCGTTTGACGGAGGAGAAGCGCAAAACAAGGAATATGGCTTTAATACGGCTGACTTTGATGCTGTTTTGCTGACAGACAGAGGAGAATACCCTTTTAAAAAGGGCGATGTTATTTGGCTCGATAGCGAGCCTACAAAGGATGCCAACGGATTAGTTGATTCAACTTCCGCAGACTTTACAATAGTAGGAGTGAAGCCCTCTCTTTACTCAGTTAAATACATGCTCAAAGCAGTTGTGAAAGAAGTGTAATTATGAAAATTGACGTTTCTCTGACAGAAAAATCTATACAAGATGCGATAGACAAGCTTGAAAGATACAAAGACCGCTTACAGGACAAGTGCATAGCGTTTGTTGGAGAGCTTGCTAGTAATGGTATAGCCGTAGCACAAGCAAATACAGGCAATTTTGGACACTATATTACATTTAGTTACGAAATTAAAGACACAACAGACGGCTGTACAGCTATTATTCTTGCAACAGAAACAGGGCAGATACAAAGTACATGGCAGACGGCAGATGGACTTAAGACAGTCGATGTATCGCCTTTGCTTATGGCTGAATACGGCTCGGGCTGGAGAGCTAAGCCACACTTCAATGATGCAAGAGGCGGTCAAGGGACTTTCCCGGGGCAGACACACGCATTTGACAGCGAGGGTTGGTATTGGAGAGACGAAAGCGGAGAATTACATCATTCATACGGCATTACACCTACAATGCCTATGTATCACGCATTTTTAAAAATGGAAAATGACATTATGAGAACGGCACGGAAAAATTTTAGTTGAGGTGATAAAGTGGCAAGTCAAAATCAATGGGTTTATGACCTTGAAAATCTCACATATGCGATTTTAAAAACCCGATGCGAGAAGAAATTGAAAACTAAATATCCCAAGCTAAAATTCACGCAAGAGGAACAGTCGGACAGTGCGGCGGCTAGTTTCCCAACAGTGCTAGTTCAAGCACTCGAACCTATTGAACAGAATGAGGATTTAGAGTGCGAAAGAATAAATACAGTGTTATTTACAGCACAAGTAATTGTTACAACAAATAAAAGCCGTTCAGAGGCCTTGAATGTGGCGCAGACAGTGGCTAATGAATACAAAGCTATGTCATTCAAGCTGACAACGATTCCATTCGCTAGAAAAAACGGCAAAATATGGACAGCAACATTACGTGCTAGGCGGTCATTCGATTGGAATGATAGATTATAAGAGCCTTTCGGCTCTTATTTTTTTATGAAAAATTAGGAGGTAATACAAATGGCAACAGGTTTAAAAAGTAGAATTGCTTACAAGACACCAAGCTCATCCGTTACAAGTGGCGATTACTGGGCTGGAACTTACAAGCTCTTAATTAGAGCTAAAACAATTCCCTCACCATTCGGTTCGCAGAACATGGTAAATACTTCAACTCTTGAGGACTTAGTAGAGACACAGGAAATGGGCAGACGTTCAGCCGGCTCTATGGAAGTTGAGGGAGCTTTTGAGAAAAAGTACAAGGATGAGATGGTAACTAACGAGGGCAAGAAGCTCGACTTTATTATCCTCTACGGCACAGACGGAAAAGGTTCAGAGGGTATCTGTGCTTTTATTGGACAGGAGTCATTCGCCCCAGGCGAGGCTTCCGATGACCACTTAACAGGAACTGCGACTGTATCAGTTCAGACAGTACCTAAGTGGATTGAGGATAACTACGATGTTGCGGTAACAGAGGATGACCAAGGTTATCCAACATCAATCACACTCACAAAAAAAGGGTGAGCCAATCGGAAAAAGCCGTAGCGGTTGGCTATGATGATAGCACGGCTGACAGCGAACTTGAAGAAACAATATAGCAAGGTAATTGAGGCAGTGTTAAAACTGCCTCTTTCCCTATATAAATTAGGGAGAAAGGGAAAGATAAAATGAAAATTAAATTAAGTGGAAAAGAGTATACAGTTAAATTCGGATATGCACCGGTAGTTAAGAATAAAATTATCCCAAGGCTCGTAGGAATGGAGCAACAGGGTGAGGGACTTGAAGTCATTGACAACATGCTTGAATTTTTACCGGAGTTTTTGCTCGTAGGTTTACAAAAATTCCACGCTGACGAATTTGGCTTTGATTTTGACAATAAAGAAGCAAAAGAGAAACAGCTTGTAAAGGTATACGATTTACTTGACGATTACCTTGACCCGGAGAATGAAGAGGGCGGAGATTTACAATCACTCTATAATGACTTGTCTGCGGAAATGGAGAAAAACAGTTTTTTATCCAAGATGTTGGCGAAAGAGGTACAGACAGCCAAGAAGAAACCAATCAAGAAGTAAAAGAGCTTACATGGGAAGTATATTGCAACGAAATCCGCCCATATTGGCTTTTGGTAACTAAAGGCTATGGATTTAGCGTTGAGGACATAGACATGTCTTGTCCGGCTGATTTAGAGCCTTATTCAAAGGCTTATATGCTTGCACAAAAAGAAACCGACTCCAACATGTGGGCTTGGTGGGGCACATACGGATTAAGCGCAACTCTTACAGCGATTGACAGAGCTTTGAATGGCAACAAAGCAAGAGCAAAATACATTGAAAAATCGTTAAATGAGCAATACTCAAAAGATAACGAGCCTAAATACAAGGAGTCTAATGAGGAAATTGCCGTTTATGAAATGAAGCAACGAATTAACGCATTAAGGCAGTCGGGACTACCTGAAAGTCCTGATTAATGAGGTGAAAATATGGCATATAAAGGAATTGACGTATCGTCATATCAAGGAAATATTGATTGGAGCAAGGTTAAGTGGGCCGGAGTGCAATTTGCAATCCTTAAAATAATCCGCAGAGACCTTAATCCGGATAAAACCTTTGAAGCGAATTGGAAAGGCTGTACTGATGTAGGAATGCCAATACAAGGTGTTTACAACTACTCATACGCTACAACAGTAGATAAGGCAAAGACGGATGCACAGAAAGTGATTGAGGTACTTGCCGGAAGAAAGACATTTGTATGGCTTGATGTAGAGGACAGATGCCAGCAAGGACTCGGACAGACGCTTATTGATATTATCAACACATATCAGAGTGTTATCAAGAGCGCCGGGCTTAACTTTGGTGTATACACAGGGCTTAGCTTTTACAATCAGTATATTGCGCCATACGCAAATCAGATTAATTGTCCGTTTTGGATTGCACGTTATCCGTCAACTAAGGGAATGTCTATTGGTGATGAGCCTAACAGTGCCAAGAAGCCTGTTATTCAACATCCTCTGTATGGCTGGCAGTATTCAAGTACATTTACTTGTAGCGGTCTGAATAACAGTACTGACGCTAACTTACTCTATATCGAGCTTGATAAGGGCGATGGAATAGAGAATAATCCGGCACCAATAGCAACTCCGGTAAAGAATAATGCTTGGAAAGGCAACGAGGAATATTACCTCGATAATGATGATGTAAGAAAATGGCAACATGCCATGAACATCGGATTTGACACAGACGAGCTTAAGGAAGATGGCAAGTTTGGAGCTAATTCACAGAGATTTGCTAAAAATCACAATCTGTGGAGCGGTCAGAAGCATAACTGCCCGACAGCCATTAAGTGGTTAAGAAAAACTCTACATGACAAGTATCATTTCTACAAGCTTGATACTGATTACGGAAAGTGGACGGATTATCTCACTAAATGTGTCATGGTATTTCAAAAGAATAGAGGTCTTAAGCAAGACGGCTATGTTGGATTGATTACAACATACTATCTGCTCAAAGACTAAATACATGAGAGCTACTTTAGGGTAGCTCTTTTTTATTACAGGTAGGTGAGAAAATGGCAGAGAGCATTGAACTTCAAATCAAGTCAGACGCACAACAAGCAACAAAAGCCATAGGCAACTTGCAAAGCAAACTGCAAGGACTTGGAAGTACTCTCAATTCCCTCAATGGTGCAAGCATAAGCAATTTTGCGAGTGGAATGTCGCAACTTGCAACATCACTCAGAAGCGTGAGCAGTATTGACACTCGTACCTTTAGCAAGATTGCAACCAACATGGAGAAGCTTGGCAACCTTGATACTGCAAGGCTTGTCAGCTCGGCAAGTGCTTTAAAGAGCATGGCAACAGAATTGTCGGGCTTTGCGAGCATATCAAAGCAATCAGCAGAGATTACACAGCTAACAGCTTCAATCTCAAAGCTCGGTTCAAAATCAGCCGGTTATGCTGCAGATAACATCAGGAACCTTGGTAGTGCCTTGAAAGAGGTAATGGCAACATTATCTAACGCACCGAGAGTCAACAGTAACATTATTCAAATGACTAATGCACTTGCTAATCTGTCGCAACAAGGCGCAAAAGTCGGCTCGGCTAGTAGGTCACTTGTAACAGGCTTTTCAAACACAACTAAGTCAATTAAGAGCACAAGAAGCGGATTTAGGGGTTTAGCTTCAACTATCGGTAAGTTTTACGCAACTTATTGGTTGGTTATGCGAGCTGTTGGAAAAATAGGCGGTGCAGTTGATTTAGCGAGCCAACTAACCGAGGTTCAAAACGTAGTAGATACCACGTTTGGTGACATGGCAAGCAAGGTTGATGATTTTACAAAAACATCAATTCAAGACTTCGGAATGTCAGAGCTGACAGTTAAGCAGATATCAAGCCGTTTCCAAGCGTTAGGTACCTCTATAGGCATTTCATCAGAACAAGTGGCAAATGGTACGGCAGTGGCAAATAAAGCTCTTATGAGCCAAAATAACACGCTATACAAGGCTACAGACAGTATGGCTGATATGTCGCTTAATCTTACAAGATTAGCTGGTGATATGGCTTCATTCTATGATGTAGACCAAGCTGATGTTGCAAAGAGCTTACAATCTATTTTTTCAGGAACAATTGCACCATTAAGGAGATACGGACTTGATTTAACACAAGCTACACTTTCAGAGTGGGCTATGAAAAACGGTCTTGACGCAAATATTAAATCCATGACGCAAGCTGAAAAGGTACTCTTAAGGTACAATTATGTCATGGCTAATACGCAAGCTGCACAAGGTGATTTTGCTAAAACTGCCAACACTTGGGCTAACAGTGTAAGAGTCCTTAAGCAAGAGTTCCAAGCATGGGGCAGTATCATAGGTAGCGTAGTAATCAATGCTTTAAAGCCGTTTGTTCAAGCCTTAAGTAAAGTAATGCTCAAGGTTATTAGCTTCACAAGAACTGTGGCTGACGCACTCGGAGCAATCTTCGGATGGACTATCGAGATAAGCGGTGGCGGTGCTACAGTTGATGGCATGGAGGACATAGCTGACGGAGTAGGCGATATTGGTGATAACGCTGATAGTTCCAACAAGAAAGCACAAAAACTGAAAAAGACACTACTTAGTATAGACGAGATACACGCACTTGACGATAACAGCGATAGTGGCAGTGGTGGTGGTTCGGGCAGTGGCGGTTCCGGTGGCGGTGGAGCTGGCGGTGGTGTTGACAGTTCGCTGAAAAAGACTGATGGATTGCTCGAAAAATACAAATCATCAATCAAGGATTTATACTCACTTGGAAAGTACATCGGTGACACAATAGCCGACTCCCTTAATTCTATTAATTGGGATAACGTGTATCAGAGCGCATCGAACTTTGGAAAAGGTCTTGCAGACTTCCTTAACGGCTTAATAAGTCCAAAATTATTTACGGCACTCGGAAAGACAATAGCCGGTTCAATAAGAACTGCCATAATCTCTGCTTTTTCGTTTACGTCAACGTTTGATTGGGGAAACCTTGGAGACAGTTTTGCTTCATTTATAAATGGCGCATTACATGAAATGTCAAGAGTAAGTGACGTTACAGGGCTGACAGGTTGGCAAGAACTTGGAAAAACGGTCAATAACATT